AAATAATACACAACAAAAACCACAGGTTAATACAAATAATCTGAAACTTAATTCAAAACAAATTTCAACATTTAATAAAAAGAAATTCAGATGAGTTTAAGTGTTATTATACCAACTTATAAAAATGTTATTTTTTTGGATGAACTTTTTTTATCTATAGAAAATAGTAGATATGATAATGAATTTGAAGTTTTGATTGGAATTGATAATTGTTATGAAACGATCGATTACATTTATAATAAAGAATTTCCAAAAAACTTTAAGTTTTTTTTCTTTTTGGAAAATCAAGGTCCCTATCTAATTAAAAATACTTTAGTTGAAATAAGTCAGTATAATAAAATTTTGTTCTTTGATTCTGATGATGTTATTCTGCCAAATTTATTTGAGGAAATTGACAGTCAATTAAACATATATGATTTGATCAAACCAAAATATATTGATTTTGAGGATAAGAACAATCAACGAGAGTTCAAACAACAAAAAAATACATTTGGTGAGGGAGTTTTTGGGATTAAAAAAGACATATTTTTAAGTATTAATGGATTTGAGGGATGGAGAGTTGCCGCAGACTCAGATCTTATGTCTCGACTATATAAAATGAATTTAAAAATATTACATACGAATCATATTCTATTTCATAGAAGATTACACAAAAATTCTTTAACAATTCATCCTGAGACAAACTTATCATCAAAAATTAGGGCTAAATATTTTTTCATTAGTAAAAATAAACCAAAACATTTTTTAAAATTGGAGGGGCTCAAAACGAGTGAATATAAAGTTGTTGATATTGAAAATAAAGAATTTACAAAATCTTTGATTGAGTTAAAAGAAGAACACGAAATAACCGAATATGAGAAAAAAAAGTTGAAACACGAATCTATTTCTACGATTTTTTCTAATCAACCAAAAAGAGATATTCCGAAAGAACCAAAAAAAATAAATTATGATGCCATTAACAACAACAGATCGATGTTGTATCATCCTAATTTGAACTCTGCCTTAAAAAAGGCAAAACTTGATAATTTGAAAAAAAAATTTAGATAGAATAATATTTTTTCTTATCTTTGTTTTAATGAAACACCCAAGAAAGGAAGGAAAGGTAATTAGTGATAAGGACATTAAGTTTGTTAAAAAACTTTTGAAAAAAAATCCTATTATTTTTGAAAGTAATATTCATATTAAAGATGATTGCTTGGTTGAAATCACAAATATTAGAAAATATGCGAATAGTTGGTATTATGGTTCTAACGCTAAATTTGTGTATGAAGTGGATGTCAAAGTTAAAAAAAACGATTCTTCCCGTTGGTGTAACTACACAAACACTAACTATAAAAACAGAAGAATAAGATCTTGGAAAACGGAACAACTATTTCGAGAAGAGTTATGTTATTTTAACATTATGGACTTTTGTATATCAAAGATTTCCTACGAATAGAATTCGTCTATATTTATAGACATGAAAGTTTCACTTACAGAAGAACAATTTCAAAGAATCCAAACTAAATTCGTTTATGAAAGTATTATAGATGACATGGTGTTCAAACTATCATTAATCATAGAGAATGATGGTAAAACCGAACCAGACATGGAATGGGACTTTGAAAATGTTAAAAAGGATATTGATTTAGCAAAATCTTGGGTTCAAACAAAAGAAGATGCCAAAGAGTTTTTACAGACTTTGTCTAATAAAATAAAAAACCTACCTTCTCAAATTAAAAGAAAAATTATCAAATATGTGATTTTTTCTTTAATTGGTCTTATTAGTATTGGACAAATAAAAAATTATTTAGAACCACCACTTGAAACTGCAGTTAAACAAGAAAAAGAAATTATTAAAAATGTCGTTAAGGATTTAAGGATTAGAAAGTCATCAGACAAATTATTAAATCATTTAAAATGGGAAGAAGGTTCAATAATCCATAAAGGTGAACCAGTATTAACGGCTTATAATCTTGGTGATGGTGCAAAAACAATTGGTTATGGTCATGCTGTGTTTCCTGATGAAGAAGAATCGTTTGAATTTCTTCCAAGATATAATAAAATCATTTCAGGTAAAACCAAAATCACAAAAGAACAAGCAGAAACACTACTTAAAGACGATATTAAAGAGGCAGAAAGTATTATCAATAGAATACTAGATCAGTGGGAAGAACAAGGAATTACGCCACCAATAACTCAAAGTATGTATGATGCAATGGTGTCTATGGCATACAACATGGGACCTGGTATTAGAACATCCGATTTTATCCAATATGTTAAACGAGGTGATTTGGAAGGGGCAAAAAAGGAAATACTAAACACAAGTTCTCACATGTTTAACGAATACCCTGGTTTGAAAACAAGACGAGAAAGAGAATATAAAATGTTTGGGTAATGGATAACGAAAAAATATTAAAACTATTCAAACATTTTGCAGGTGATCCTTTGGACATACATGGTTTGGTTGTTACACCCGTTAAAGTAGAACCATCTGTTAGAAGAAATGGTAGAACTAACATGTATTTCAGAGTTCAAAACCCGAATGATGTTTCATATTTTTCACCAATTGTTGGGGATTATATTTATGATGAAACAGAAGACTTTGGGGATTTTGTAAATGAAAAAATTGATGTGTATTTTGTACCAAACTTTAAACAAGGAATTTATTTAAATGAAGAATTAAAATCAAGAATTCAAAAAGTGTTTAATTCCGTTAAAGAGATTAATTTTACATTAGGAACTCCTTTTATTGGTTATGAAAGATACAAATTATTTATTGAATCAGTTGGTGTATCAACAAGTTATTGGGATAATGAAAGTTTTGGTTTATACAATAATGTGAAAGTAGTAAGAGCCGAAAAAGATGGTGAGTGGTGGGATCCTAAAGTTGTTGTAAGTGAATATCTTAATGACTTTCTACCTGACAAAGAAAGTTACTGGGAAACAGAAAATCTTTACCCCCAAATTGACAACATCTTAAACAATTATCCCCTATTTAGGGATCCATACGGCAACAATTTAGGTTACTACGATACCAAGTTTATCCAATAACTTTTTTTGATCTTTTTTTACGGTGAAAAGAAATCACAAATCTGTGAACTTCATTTTGAACTTCAGCAAGCAAAAATCCAAACTCATTTCGTGGAATATCAAATGACGACCCGTCAGTCAAGTGGATTGTTTGAGATTGGTGTTTGTCGTTTTTGGAAATAGAAATCAAATCAATACGAGATAACAAACCAAGAGATTCAAATACTTGTTTTGCAACACCCAACTGACCTTTACCACCATCAATAACAACAAGTGAAGGTAACTCTTGTTTTTCGTTCAAAAGTCTTGTAAAACGACGAGAAAGAACTTCAGTGAATGAAGCGTAGTCATCAGGACCCTCAACAGTTTTGATGTTAAACTTACGGTAGTTTGACTTATCAGTTTTACCATTCTTGTAACGAACAAGAGCAGACACTTGACAGTCACCACTAGTGTGAGAATTGTCAAACGCCTCAATCAAAGTAGGAACATTGATAAGACCCAAAGATTCTTTAAACTGACGAGCAACATCATTATACTTTCTAACACGAAAAGGTTCAAGTTTCTTTTGAAGTGAATCAACAACAGAGATTTTAGTTTTGAACTCTTGAGCTTTCTCAAACTCCATAGAATCAGAAAAATATTTCATAGACTTTTTCAAACGACTACGAACCTTGTCAAACTCAAAAGAAAATACTTCTTTCATCTCACTTACAATCTTCTTGTAGGAGAACTTTAGAATGTTTGAAATACAAGGTGCATTACAACGACCAAGATGAAACTCCAAACAAGTTTTGAACTTTTCGTTTGAAATGTTTTCTTCAGTCAAGTTGTAAGAACAAGAACGAAGATTGAAGATGTCGTGAACCATTTCATAGATCTCATAACAAGAGTTGGAACTTGTAGACTCAAGAAGGATCTGACCTGAAAAGTTAGAAGGATTACAAACTTGTAAACGAGGGAACTCCTCATCACTCAAAGTAATAAACCAACGACGAGATCTGTCGTCTTTTGCTTTGATGTTGTATTTTGGTTTCAAAGACTTGATAAGTTCGTCCTCCAACAAAAGAGCCTGTGACTCATCGTTAGTAGTCATGAACTCAACATCACGGATCTCACTCACAAGAGAAGTAGTCTTGATATCCTTGTGATTTTTTTGAAAGTAAGACTTCACTCGTTTCGGTAAAAACTTTGACTTACCCACATAGATGATCTGACCCTTCTCATTTTTGAAAAGGTAACAACCACTTGATTGGGGAATGTTTGAAAGTTTCTCTGTAATCACAATACAAATATAGTGAAAATCTTTCAAATAATAACATAAACATCATAAACTTTCATTGGCCCAAACCTAATTATTTTTTTGTCGTATTTATGTGTATGAAACTAATATCTTTTATAGTATCTATATTTCTATTTTTCATTAGTTTATCACAAACTCAAACCGTAACTTTTAATTATACAGGTGCTGTTCAAACATGGGTTGTTCCACCTTGTGTTACTTCTATCAATGTAGTCGCCGCAGGAGCAAAAGGTGGAGGTGCTATTGGAGGAAACGGAGCAAGAATAACCGCAACAATAGCCGTAACACCAGGTCAAACTCTGAATATATATGTTGGTGGAATGGGGACATGTGGAAATAATTCAGGAGGATGGAATGGTGGAGGAACAGGATATGCTTCTAACCCTGCGAATGTAACATATAATTCTTGTGGTGGTGGAGGTGCAACTGATATTAGAATTGGAGGAACCGCACTTGCAAATAGAGTAATTGTTGCAGGAGCGGGTGGTGGTAAAGGTGGAGGATCAAACACAAATACACCTGGTGGTGGAGCCTTATGTAATAACGGAGCAAACGGAGGAAATACCTTTGGTGCTGGCGGTGGAGGAGGAACACAAGTTGCAGGAGGAAATGGTGGTGCTCCTTGGGCAGGAACACCTCCTGGTGGTCAAGCAGGAACATTAGGTCAAGGTGGAAATGGTGGATTTTGGCAAACGGCATCAGGTGGCGGTGGCGGTGGCGGTCGTTATGGCGGTGGCGGTGGAGGAAATGATGGATGTTGCACTGGTGCTAACGGTGGAGGTGGTGGCGGTGGAGGATCTTCACTTGTCCCTGTTGGAGGAACTTGTTTACCCACAAACAACACAGGACACGGATATTTAACAATCACTTACACACCCGTTAATTTGGTGGTTAACCCAACCTCAACAAATGTCACATGTTTTGGATTATGTGATGGAACCGCAAACTCAAATGTAACAACACCAGGGGCCACTTTTCTTTGGTCACCGGGAGGACAAACAACCCCTTCAATATCAAATCTTTGTCCTGGCACATATACCGTAACGGTAAATATAAGTGGTTGCACAGCAACAGGATCTGTAACTATAACCCAACCTAATCAAATATTGTTAGGTCCAATAAACCATAATTAAAATAAAAAAATGAAAAAATTATTTGTATTACTATTCATGTTTTTGACTACAACACTTTTTGGTCAATTAACAACAAACAATCCCGACACAATTTGTTTTCAATCAGGAACCCTTTCTCAATACACCGTTACTTCAGTTGGTAATGGAAACTATAACTGGACAATCCCTGCGTGTGCAACAATCCAATCAGGGCAAGGAACAAATACAATATTTGTCAATTGGTCCAATTGTCCTGCGGGTCTTATCAATAATGGTGTGTCGGTTACTTATACAAGTCCTCAAGGGTGTTTTTCACCAGCGGTTAACCTAAATGTTTTAATTTATAATGTTGTTCCAACAATAACTCAAATTGGACCATTTTGTTCAACAGATCCATGTGTTCCTTTAGTTGGAACTCCTGCGGGTGGGATTTGGTCGGGACCTGGTGTTGTTAATGGTCAATTCTGTCCTCAAACTGCGGGAGCAGGAACACACACAATATCTTATTTATATTCAAACGGAGGATGTTCATTTTCAACAACAATAAACGTAGTTGTAAACCCATTACCAACATTAACACCAATATCACATAACTAATGAAACAATTATTGTTTTTGTTTTTATTTTTTAGTTTAACTTGTTTTTCACAACAAGAATTTGAAATATGTGAAAGTTCAAATACCGTGACATATTCAACTTCAATTGATATGAGTGGAACTATTGAATGGTTTTTGAATGGTTTCAGTTTAGGAAACGGAAACGATATGAGTATTACATATAGTCAACCTGGTGATTATCAAATAGTGGCGGTTGGTTATAATGATTTAGGATGTCCAGGTCCACCTGTTGTGTATAATGTGAGTGTAACAAAATGTGATCCCTTAATTTATTGGGTCCCAAATTCTTTTACACCCGATAATAATGAATTTAATCAAACGTGGGGACCAGTAATAACAAGTGGGATTTCTTTAGAAAACTTTGAACTTACGGTTTATAATAGGTGGGGAAATATTGTTTGGCAAAGTAAAAACGCAAATACAAATTGGGACGGAACATATAATGGTAGTTTTGTTCCTGATGGAACATACTCTTGGATTATGAAAATTGACTTATTAGACTCTGATGAATTGAAAGTTATTTCAGGTTTTGTTACTATTATCAAATAAAATTGATATATGGAAATAACTAAAATAAATTATAAAGAAGTTTATGAAAACTTCAAGGAAGTAAAACCAGATCTTTTAGATGAATATGCGACTTACTACGGATGTTATATCAAAGACAAGTTAGTTGGAATTGTTTCTTATGTTGAACATGATTCAGTTATTTATTTGTGCCATGCTTATGTTTTAGAAGAGTATAGAGATAGGGGAATCTACAAATTACTTTGGAACTATAGAGATTCAAAAATACATGATACAGAAAAAACAATCTATGCTCACTGTAATGTTGATAGTTTGAAATACTTTATTAACAACGGTTTCTCTATTGAGAAAGCACTTTTCAAAGTTGTTAAAAACAAATAAAAAAGTTTCAATATTTTCTTTTTTATGTCATTTACATTTACTATATTTTAGTATATGTTAAGACATCAAAACCCAATTCAAATTAAAGCGACAACAACAGGATTTGCTTCACCAGCAGAAACCTATGTTGATAAAAGGTTAGATCTAAACGACTTAATTGTTAAAGATCATTATACAACATTTTATTTTAAGTATTCAGGACCAAGTGTGTTTGGAATTAACCAAGGAGATACAATTGTAATTGACCGAACTGAGGATCCAAAAGATGGGGATTTGGTAGTTTTAACAGAAAAAACACACTTCAAACTTAGAGAATACAAAGGACAAAAAAACTTATGGGGAAAAGTAACATGGATATTAAAGAAAATGTAAGAAAGATTGGAATTATTGACTGTAACAACTTTTATGTTAGTTGTGAACGGTTATTTAACCCTGAGTCAATTGGAAGACCTACCGTTGTATTATCAAACAACGACGGATGTGTGATTGCCAGATCTCAAGAAGCAAAAGATCTTGGAATTAAAATGGGTGAACCATTTTTCAAGAGCCGTGAGTTCATGGACCAACATAGATTTTGCGTCTATTCATCAAATTATAACTTGTATGGTGATATCTCAGATCGGGTTATGAAAGTGATTGGTGAGTTTGGAAATGACATTGAAGTGTATTCTATTGATGAAGCTTTTGTTGATTTTTCAAACATTCCTCTTGAAGATCTAACAGAAACATTATTGGGAATCAAAGAAGAAGTAAGAAAGAAAGTTGGAATCCCTGTATCTATCGGTGTTGGTCCGAACAAAACCTTAGCTAAACTAACATCTTATTTAGCTAAACAACAGCTAAACTATAATGGTGTGTGTTCATACTGGGACTTACCAAACTTTAGAAATATTTGTTATGGAATTGATGTAGATGAAGTTTGGGGTATTGGTAGAAAATGGGCAAAAAAATTAAAAAACATCGGTGTTGAATCGGTAGGTCAGTTTATTAACACAAACGAATATACTGTTAGAAAGTTGATGAATATCAATGGTGTAAAAACACAATTGGAGTTAACAGAGATGTATTGTTTTCCAATTCAAAAAAAATCCAAACCAAAGAAGAATATCGCTTCCACTCGTTCATTTGGAAAAGATGTACAGGACTTTGATCAATTGGGTGAAGCGATGTATACCTACATTAAAAACGGTGTAAAAAAACTAAGTCAAAACAAATTGTTTGCAAATAAGGCAACCATATTTGTTTCAGGAAACTATCATAAAGGAGATAAGTATCACCATTCTAAAACAATCAAACTACAAACCCCAACAAGAGATCCCGATCTTATTTGGTCTCAGATTCATGAACAATACAAAGTTCTTTGTAATAAATCTGAAAAATATAAAAAGTGTGGAATTGTTTTTAATGAACTAACTCCCGACACAATTATTCAAACCTCTTTATTCAATGATGAGGTCCAAGTTGTTGAAGCACCACAGAATGAAACTCATGAGTGGGAAATGAGACAAGACTATATTACTCAAAAATATACTACATCTTGGGATGAACTCCCTTATGTTTTTGTGTAGAAAAGTATTTGAATGTAATTGTAAAACTTATTCGAAAAATCTTGAAGGAAAATGAACCTAGATTACCCAAAAAATTATGAACCAAAAATCAAAATAAAAGTTGAGAGTAAAAAAACTTATAACAAAGGGAAAAAACTAGCTTATTAAATTACTAATTAAATAGTTACATATTTTTTAAAACCATCTCCAAAGTATATATAGACTCTTTATCTTTTTTAGTTTGGATCTTTTTAGATTTCAAATAAGATAGCGAATCCATAATTTCTTGTTTTTTAGAAGTTGTAGGCTTTACCTCTTTGACGGAAGTTGTGTTTGAGTTCAAAACTTTTTTAACACTCGGAGTTTGTGAAGGTAAATTTGTATTATATAACAAATTATAAATCTTCGCCGCAGTCGTAGTGTCCTTAGCAAATAAATAAATGAGAAAAAATTTAAATATCTTATACATCCAAACAAATTTAAAATAAACCAATTTCTTCAGCTTCCTCAACAGTTAGATTATCCAAACCGATTTTTAACATAGAGAAAAACTCCAAAACGGAAATATCAACACTTTTTTCTTCTTCAACTATTTCAACATAATCAGGTTCTTCATCAAACTCAAACATGCTATCTTCAAAACGTGAGTCAATAAACTCATAAATGCGGTCGGTAATTTTGTTCATCTTCATACAACAAAGATACAATTTTAAATGAAATAAATTACTTTTTTCATAAATAAATTTTCTAAAGTATTTATATGATATGAGAGATTTAATAATTCAAGTAATAACTGAAGAATCTAAAAAACTACTTAAAGAAAGTGGTATCAGAGATATTAAAAAACTTTCCAAAAGATATCAAATGGCCAAAATCTATTTTCATCAAGATTTAGATGGAGTTACCACGGCATTGGCAATGAAAAACTATTTGGAAAACAACGGAATCAAAGTTGTTGATGCCGAAATTATTCAATATGGATCAAAAGAGTTTGCAATTCATAAACCTGAAGGTGAAGGTGATATAATGCCAGTCTTAGTGGATTTTGCTCACGGTAAACCGATGTTTGTAATTCACACAGATCACCACGACACTCAAGCTGGTGTAGAACAGGGAACATCAACAAACTTCAAACCATCAAGATCGAATGTTGAAACAATTTCACAATCAATTTCACCAAGAGATATTTTTAGTCAAGACGATATCGAAACAATTTCTATGATTGACTCAGCAGATTTTGCAAAACATGATATTACTCCACAACAAGTTTTGAAATATCTATTCCAAGTGGATAAAACAAAAGGAGTTAAAGAAAATAAAAAAATGATGGGACTTGTTGCTAACAAGTTATTATTAGCGTTTAAAAACAAACCTGGGTTTTTGAAAAAGTTAGTTATGGATGCAAAACCATCACTTCAGAGTATTTTATTAAATATAAAAGATATAATGGAAAAAGAAGGTTATGCGTCAATAGACCAATTGATAAAAAACCAAGAGTCCTATATTGAATCAAGAAAAGAAAAAGGTGTTACTTATGAAGATGGTATTATTTCACAATATACATTAGGACCAACGCAAAAATCAGGTGGATATGATCGTTACACACCATTCATCAATCATCCTGACGCTGAGTTCTTAGTGACAGGACTTCCAATGGGAATGGTTCAAGCATCTTGTAATCCATATAAAAAAGAAAGAGCGTTAAAGGGTGTTGATTTAGGTGAAATAAAAAATGAGGTATTAGAAAAGTTTAGACCTGAATTAGAAAAACAAAGAATTTCATTTGGAACACTTAAAAGAATATCAGAAATGGACTCTGATAAAACTTCAGTTGGATTTACATTTAAAGACTTTTTAGCAATATATGGAAATTCACCATCTTTGAAGATTTATGGGACAGAAAAACTTGAAAAATATCTTGATTACATGTCAAAAAAACTTTTCAAATCAATACCTGCGGAAGATAGAAAAGTATTTAACAAGGCTTCTGTAAATGGTTATGATGTTATTATGGCTAATTCAGGAGGACATAAATGTATTACAAATATTTCTGGTATTAACTATCTATACTCTAATTCTAAGTTCCAAGAACCTGAACAAAGAGTTAGAGAATCTTATGTTGATTTGTTAAAAGACATTCAGGCTGAGTTTGTAAAAACTTTAAAAGAAAAAATAAAGTCTTCCACCAAAATACAAGAAAAATACATTACTAAAAAAAAAATATTAAGTAGCCCAACATCAATTCTTCTGAACCCAAAAAACCTAATAAAAGAACAAAAAATTAGTTTACCATTAATAATTAAAGATGGATATTCAGCACCCAAAGGGGATGCTGATGCTCTTCACTCATTTGAAAGAAGAAAAAAAGATGGTTTTGGGGGTAAAATGACAACAAAAATTGGAGAAAAGTTAAAAGAAATTTACAACGCAGGAATCAATCCCGACGTTGTGAATATAAACATAACAGTAGACTCTAAAAATTATACGGTTCAGTGGGAAGCAACTTTGGATGAAAGTCAAGATGGAAATGCTTACATGGGAGTTTCAACAAGAGGATCTGCAGGTGGTGGGGCCGATATTAGAGCGTTGGGTCAAGTAGGACCATTAAAAAAAGAATTAGAAAAAATGGGAGCAAGAAACATTACACAAGTTTTAGACTTTAATAATAAGTCAGGAGTAAAAATCAGACAATATTTCTTTAAATACACTTTACCTGAAAAATATCCACCACATGAAACATCAGAAGGTTTATATTCTAAAACGACAGAACCGTCAGTTATTAACTTATCCGACGACAAATCTTTAGAAACAAATCAAGGACAACTTGTTGGTGATATTTTAAATTTTGGATCGTTGAAGTCTAATCTTAGTCAAATACTTAAAAACAAGATTGGTTCGTTGTTTGGATCCAAAGAAACATCAGATGAGGACGATACTAAATCAACACAGACATCAACCGCGACGGTTTCTCAAACATCAGGAAGTGATTCAGATTTTATGGAAATCACAAAAAAAGTGATTGCCAATTTTGAGGGCGGATATTGGAACGGATCAACGTCAAAAAATGAGAGCACAAGTAAATTAGGAATTTGTAAAAATCACCCGAAGGGAAGTATGGGTTCATCAACAGAAACTATGTTCGGGTTAGATAGATATAACGGTAACATAGAAAGCACCCCTGAGGGTAAACAATTTTTTGAAATTATAGACAACCAAAAAGAAGAATTGGGAATGGACGCTTTTTGTAAAAAATGGAAATGGTTATATCGAGGTGGTGAAAACGAAGAGGAATTAAAAGAATTGGCCGCTAAAATAATGAAAAGATCATTTGATAGAAATATGTCAAATTTTGTTAAAGACCAAGAAGTCAAAGACAAAATTATGAAAAACAAAGGGCTTTTGGTTCATATGACTTATGCGTGTTGGAATGGACCTGGTTTCTTCAAAAAGTTTGCAAATGAATTAACCGATGCCGTAAAACAAGGGAAATCTGACTCAGAGTTGATAGATGTTGCGATTAATTCAAGGGCAAACACAAAATTGTTAAATAAAGATAAAGTGGCGGCGGCAATTAAAAATCCCGACGGAATGAAGACCGCTTAATTGAATTACAAACAATGAAACAAAAAATTAGAAAAATATTAAAAGAAGAAGACGGGGGACTCAAAGAAAGATTTCTCAGAAATATGAAATCACTTGAGTATATTATTCAAAGTAATGTGAATAATGATATTGAAGAAATTGAATTTGTTGATGTTGATTTTTACGAAAGATATAAAGATATCACTGCAACAATTAAAGTCAAATCTTATTGTGAGGATCCTGACATTTATGAATTATCTACCCAAATGAAAAAAGTTGAAGATCAAATTTACCAAATTATCGGAAAATACGAATTTTCAAAAAACGGTAAATTGAATAAAGTTGATGGTGATAGTTATCTCATGTTTTTTGCTATTAAAGTAAATTGGGAAAGTAATAATGGTGAATTATATATTGAATTTTATTTACACCAAGATGATTATAGAACTGAATAATGAGAAATTTAATTAAACAAATATTAAAAGAAGAAACAAGTCCTGACGATATTCGTAAAGGAATTGACATTACCGTTATAATGTTAAAAAAACAATATCCTTTTGTTGTGGGTTGGGAATATTCTGATTCACCCGATAAATGGACTTATAAAATATATATCGACCTTGAAATTGATCACTCGAAAATGATGGAGTTTTATGGTTTGAAACCACACCCAAAATGGTATAATTTTTTGAAAAAGGATATCGAAACACGAGAAAAATACCCATATCCGTATTCTCAAACAAATTATGAGGAAGATGAAAACTTTGATACCGATGAATATAGAATATTACAAAATGACTTAGAGAGTTTTTATGAGGAAATGATACCAAACAAACTCAAAATGAAACGATCACGGGCTGTTTTTAATCAAAATGAACCTAAAGATTTGGGTGTTGATAATTACATTTTTGTTAAATGAGAGAGTTAATTAGATATATCTTAAAAGAGTCTTCAGCACTTTCAAACATACTTGATGTAATTAAAGATGAGGGTATATTTGTTGCTGCTGAAATGGTTGGTGGAATAAATAATCTTAAAAGAATGATGAAACCATTTCCTGATCTTACGGACATGATAGATTCACTCAAAGGAAAGTTGGATCTTTTAGGACATTTCAAAAATGATATAATTGAATTCCCATTTGAATTTGAAGTTGTTGGTATTGCTAAAAATATACATGAAACGAACTCTTGGCCAATACTTAATTTGATTTATGATGATTCTAACTTAAATGAAAGTGATAAAAAATTGTTGGAGCAATTTATTTACTCCTCAATTGCTGATTTAAACATAGGTAAACTTGATATAAAACCTGAAGTAAGAGACATGTACAAAGATGGGTATTATGTTTCTATTGACTTTGTAAATGGAAAAGACTGGGAAAGTTTGGACCACGACATTAGGTATAATTACAATGATATTAAAAACTTACATCGTGAGTATTACAATAAAATTAATATGAACGAATCGAAGACACTTCAAGAAAACGAAGAAGACCCAACTCAAAAGATATTAAACTTTCTTTTAAGAAGATATAAAGTGGAGGAAAGAAATTTTGGTGATGAAGAAAAACCAATAATATTTAAGACAATATTTTTTGATGTTAACGGAGAAACATATACCATATCAACATTTCAAAACAAACAAGAACAAAGAATGACAATTATTAAAATGTTGATAGAACATGATGTAATTGAACCCTTCAATTTTTATGAAAGACACCTTGACTCTTACGCTCAAAATGTGGTAAGAGCTGTTAAAACATTCTTAAACCAAGTAATGTAATTGTGAATCAACTTAGACAACATATTAAAAATGTTCTTGTTGAGGAAAACCAAAACAATAAAGTTAATTTGGTTAAACAAATGATATATGATTTGTTTGATGAGGTTTCTTTTATTGAGCAATCCACATATGATGATAAACCACTCCTTAAAATTTACTTTGACTCCGACGATCCTGCCGCAAACATCACATCTTGGTTTGCGGAACACATATCAGACGAAATCATGCAAATTACAGGTGGTCATGTTGTTGTTTGTCCTTATTGGGCTTTTCATTGGGATTTTAGACATAAAATTGTTGATGTTTACATTGACACTGAAAAGTTGAAATATGATAATTTGGGAAATGTTATTAACGAATCTGAAAAAAAGAAAAAATTAGAAAAACCAATTAAATACTTCTACAAAAACTTTTTACATGAACAACCAGTTGAATATAAAGGAATAATTTTACAACCAAATTATCACGAAGAATATGATGTTATTACTTGGATTATTGAAAACCCTGAGGATTATTCTTTCAATGGGGAATTGATTAAAGAAGTGGCGGTTGATGAGTTTAGAGATTTTTGTTCTTTTGTTAATTTAGATTTTTATGGGTTATACAAACAAATGAATGTTATAGAAAACATGCCAAACGGTCGGTATTACTTAAACAAAAATGATGAAAACTTTATTGAAACAACATTAAAAAATAAAAAGTATTTAGAATTCGACGCCTATAAATCTCAGTATATGTTAAACTTTGAATTTGTAAGATATCAAATTCACATAAACAGTGATACTATTGAAATTACCACAAGGGGATATTTTGAGGGTGTTAAAATAACTGAAGACGGTAAAGAAGAACAAGTTGACGATAATTTCATTGAAGAAATGACTGACTTTGAGTTCGATGATTTCAGGGAGTATTTTTCATTCAATGATTTTTATGGTGAAGTATTAAATCGTTTACGAACAAACCCGAGATTTTATGATCCTCGTATAGATATGTTTGATGTAGAAATAGTGCCATTAAGAAGTAGGGACTAATTGGTTTTTTTTAATATTTATTAAGTAATGGATCTAAAACAACATATCAAAAATATACTCAAAGAAGAAACTAATGAAAGTTTATTAGATGATCTTGGTAATTTTTTCAGGTTTAAAAAAAGGGTAGAAGTTGATCCTAGTACAATACAATCAGAAAAAGAAAAATTCACATGCGAAGATTGCGGAGATCCCAATTATCAAATGTACATGGTCGACGATGATATTTGGCGTGAATTCGGAAACAATACCAATACACTTTGTATGTCTTGTTTAGAAAAACGAATGGGAAGAAAATTAACCAAACACGATTTTTCTCAACACCGTAGTGCTCCTGTAAATAAACATAATTTAGAAGTTCAGGATATTCTAACAGAATCAGTGAAAGAACATGTAAGTGATCTTAAAAAACCTTTCATGAAATATGAAAAACTAATTAACAAGTTAGTTTATGATGTATTTGATGAAGGTATTTGTGGGTTAAGTTGGGATGTAATCAAACTACATCATAGAGAAGGAATTTCAATAAGGATCATTTTATATTTTACTTATGATAGTTTGAAAGATTTTGGTTATGAAAGATACGGACAATCTAAACAAGAACTTAAAGGATTAATTGAAGATTATTTACCAAAGTTTGACGGGATATATATTGCTTACGACACAACAAAATGTGATGATACTCATAAAGAAGAAGAAACCGAAGGTGTTGGTGGTTATGCCGCACCTGCATTTGAAATGAAACCAGATCATGTTCATTTCAAACACCAATATAATGAAGAAACAGAACTTACAGAGAAATGTTGGAAAGGATATACTCAAAAAGGTATGAAGACAATGTTTGGTAAGAGATATCCTAATTGTGTTAAAAAGAAAAATAAATCATTAAAAGAATATTGGACTCCAAAAGAAGAAGACTATTCCAATATAGAAAGTGCGATCAACAAAATTATACCAAAGAGTTTTTCTTGGTTTAAAGAAATAGAAATAGATAATATTAGTTATTCTGAATTTTCCAACACATTAACAATTTACGGAGAATTAAAAGTAGATGAAAAGTGGGGAGCAAAACAATGGAGAGAATATTATGAATATAAACCTTTCCCTTCAAATAGTGGATGGGAAGAAGAAGATCCCGTTAGATTAGGTGATATTATAGGAAAAGGAGAACTTGATGATTTAAACGACGAATTAGAACTTATAGTATCATCAGTTGGTGGTTACTCAATTATAGATACCATGAGATTAGGACAACTAAAATTATATTTTGTATGATAAAGATAAAAGAACAAATAATTTGATCCTCCACTTGTAAAAATGGGGGATTTTTTTTATCTTAGCGTTAGTGAAAGATTTATCCAAATATATAGAGTCGTTGCTCGATGATCATATGCCCGACAAAAAAGTTGAGGTTAAAAAATATAACGATAAGTATTCAATTAAAATCACCATAACTAAGGAGAATTTTAATCCTGAAACACAAGATTCTTACCAATATATTATGTCGTTTACCACCGACTATACAATAAATGACATTATGAAAACTTTTTTACCTGATAACCAAGTTATGTTTTACACAACTTATATTTTTGTTTAAATGAAAGACTTAACCGAATACATAGAATCTTTGTTTGATGACATTAATTTGCCATTAAAAATTTCTTTACAGGAAGATGGATCATATTTTATTTCTATAACAAAAGATTTAAAAGGTAGTCATGTATTCTATAGTATGGCTATTGAAAACGCAGAACCAAACATTAGATACATAAGAAATCAAATAAAAAGATACTTACCAAATCTTAAAGTCAAATTGTTGGTGGAATATATTAATTACCCGAACATTAATTTAAAACCAATGCTTAAAGAATATAAATACGGAGCATGGAAAATAAATTAGATAAACTTATATTGGACTATTTCAAACTGATCATACCACATGATTATGATGATTTAAAATTCAGATATAGTGCAAACAAAAAAATATTTTTCATTACTGTGCATTGTGATACGGCCCAAAAGGCACATAAGTTCTTCGGGAGAAAAGGAAGGGATTTAAATATACTAAAACAATTAGAGGAAGATATGTCAAATATGTTCCCATTTGATTTTTATATCACTTGCGAATTTAAAGTTTCTTAGATATTTATTAGATATGAACCTACAAGAACAAATATCAAGAATACAAGAAATGATGGGGGTTATTAATGAACAAACCACAGGTGACACAAACACCATCATTAAAAATATAATCAATAAACCAGTAACATTGATGGGTGTTGAGCCCATAAAAACTGAAGTTCATAAAGTGGATATATTAAACGATGGGTCTTTAGATATACATTTCAAAAATGGTCAAAACATGAATATATCACAAGAAAGGTTCAGATCAATTAATTTAAAAATTCCACTTAAATTTCATTTAAAATAATTTAATCCTCCGTTTGTTTTAATGGGGGATTTTTTATATATTTGTGTTAAATAGATAAACAAATGGGTATAAAAAAAGGGGCGTCTCCTGCACAAATAATCGAAATCATAGAAAATTTAATTAATTTAGGTCTGAATATTAATTCACGAGAATTCAAAGACAAAGTTATTTACGAATATAATAAGATTTTTTCTAAAAATTCCAAAGATACTATTATCGCAAATCTTAGAGAGGATGCTTTAATAAATTTCCAAGAAGACAGAGTTATTGTTAAATTACCACAGGATACTACTAAAGTCGATTTAATGGCGGTAAAGATCATTGATGGTATTGTTGACATTAGAGTTTCACAACAAAAAGGTAATGATGCGTCTTTTAACACTTCCTCATTGTATAGCACACTTAAAGGTTTAAATGATTTCATAAATCAAGATAAAGTATCTAATTATTTTCATTTGTTACCTAATCATCTTAATCCTAACTTAAATGGATTACCATATAAAGTAGACGTTGTTATTGGCATGATTTTAGCCTGCGGGGATGGTGTTAAAGGTAATGTTAATGTGGTCACAAATAATAAATATTTAGAGTATATGGGTATATTAAATACTGATATTTGTGAAGTTGATTATTGGGTTCACAAAGAATTTAAAAAAAGAGAGCATGCATATTCGGCTATTGATAAATGTCATAATTTTGATATTATTTATAATAAATGTATTGATATTATTTTAAATCATGGAAATTAATAAAACTTATAACGAGAGTTGTTTAAAAACAATGGGTTCTATGGCCAATAATTTTATCGACTTAACAATCACATCACCACCTTATGATGAAATAAGAAATTATAATAAAAAGGTTGGTAAATTAAGTAATGAATTTAACGGATACTCATTCCCATTCGAAGATATTGCAAATGAGCTGTATAGAGTAACTAAAAAAGGGGGAGTTGTTGTTTGGGTGGTTAATGATAGCATGATTGATGGTTCAGAATCTTTAAACTCATTTAGACAAGCACTTTATTTCAAAGAGATTGGATTTAAAGTTCATGATACGATGATATATAGGAAATTAAACCCTATGCCTAATGCTGGTATAAGATATCAACAGATGTTTGAGTATATGTTTGTCTTCTCTAAAGGCAAACCTAAAACGACTAACATAGAATTACGGGAAAGAAGTAATAAATGTAATGACAAACGAGTTTATAGAAAGAAAAAGTTTTCAAGGAATCAAGATGGAGATTTTAATCAAAATGATTATTTTGTTAAAGAAATGGTGCCTGATTACAATATATGGGATTTTTATGTTGGTGGTGGAAATAGCACTCATGATAAGGTCGCATTCGAACACCCCGCAATATTTCCTGAAGAGTTAGTAAGGAGACACATAATTAGTTGGTCAAATGAAGGTGATTTAATATATGACCCGTTTATGGGTAGTGGAACCACCTCTAAAATGTCAATTTTAAACAATAGAAATTATATAGGGTCAGAATTATCTGAAGAGTATTGTGAAATAGAAAGAAAAAGATTATCGTTAATTGGTAAATAATACAATATATTATGGTATGATACAAAACTAAATGTTGAGTTTTATAATTAAACAAAAAGAATAAATAATTCAATCCTCCGTTTGTTTTAATGGGGGATTTTTTATATAATTAAGTTATGAAAGTTTTAGTGTTAGGTAATGGAAAATTAGGTCAAGAGATCATCAACCAAACAGGGTGGGATTTTTTATCAAGAAAGAAAGATAATATTGATATCACAACGTTTGATGAATGGATTTATAAACTACAAGGATATGACGTGATTCTTAATTGTATTGCAAACACAAATACATATTCAGATGATTATGAATCGGTCATTAAAGACAATTATGAGTTTGTTACGTATTTGGTTACGTTCTGTAATGAAGCGGGATCAAAACTAATTCATATATCAACAGATTATGTTTATGCGAGATCACAAAAAAATGCTAACGAGAACAGTGTTCCAGCACCTGACAACACTTGGTATAGTTTATCTAAAGTTTTGGCTGATGAACATATTAGATTATTCTCCAAAGATTATTTAATATGTAGATTGTCTCATAAACCAAAACCATTCCCATATGATTCAGCATGGACTGATGTGGTAACAAATGCTGACTACACAGACGTTATATCTTCATTGGTAATAGAACTAATTAAAAAAGACGCAAAAGGTTTATACAATGTAGGAACGGATCAAAAAACGATATATGATTTAGCCAAACAAACAAATCCAAATGTAAAAGAATCATTGGCACCTACACATATACCTAAAAATGTTACAATGGATTTAACAAAGATGAAAAAGTTTTTATCTATGGTAAGTTAAAGAGTGTAGGATAAAGTGGGGGAATATGAGTATCTTTAAATAAAAAACAATGAAAAATCTATTATTGACATTTATCCTTGTTCTTATGTCTTTTATGACATTTTCACAAGTTCCTGCAAACATTTATATCTCCAATCAAAATGAATGCCTTTACGGATTAACCAATACTTATGTTTCAGAAGTAGGATCTGGCAGTATGATACCTACATCTATTGATAGTATGCAATCTCAAAATGTTCATCATTATATTATTGATGTTCCAGTTTCGAACAATGGAGTTGCGTTTTATCCTATCACAGTAACAGTTTGTTTGTATGTAGGTGCAACACAAGAACCATTCCCACCCCAAACACCACAATGTTTTACACAAACAACAAATTTCACAATCTTTATTAACTTTGTTGTTGATTGTTCAGTATTAGAACTTAATGAAGTAACGGTAAATAAAAAAGAAATTGTAAAGGTTGTAGATTTTATGGGAAGAGAAACAACTACTATGTTTAATCAACCAATGATCTATGTTTATAGTGATGGATCAAAAGAGATAAGGTATATTAACGAGTAATAATATAATTCATTCACTCACTACAAAAGGGAGACTCCATACGGGTCTCCTTTTTTCATTCATTCATGTATTATATTATTACATTTCTATATAGGATATGTCCCACTAATTACCACATATATTAAACAGTAATGTAATCCCCCCACTAAATGAAAGACCCCCATTTATAAGTGACACAATTAAAGAAGACGTTATGGTGATCAGTTTATTGGTGATTTCACAAATGGGGAACAAAGTTCCCCCACTTATTACCACCAACTTTAGTAGATCAAAGAGTAATCCTAGATGAGGTGTTCACTACAGATTAATGTTCAGTGGCACTCCACTGGCGTGTCGGTCTACGATGCTGAACACAGGGAAATAATGAACAGTTAAGTAGATTATTTACAAGTCTAAATAATGTGTCTATTATTAGGGGGTCGAATGTTAAGTTGGATCTAAGTAAAACACTAAAGTGGTCGTTGAAGTTATATATAATATACCATTCTAACGTCCTAAAGGACTGTCCACGCTTCTTGTTCTTTAACTATACTTTTTTAGCTGGAAAATATAAGTAGTTAAAAAAGTGGTCCTGTAGGGGTCAAGAGAGGGGATTTTTTCACTCTCAGTATAGCAACAGGACCAATAATGGTGGTAGAAAGTGGTAATGAATTGTGGGAGTTTGTGGTATAAAAGTGGGTGAGGGGATTGTGTTGTGAAGCGAGCAAGACTGACTTTTTGTCATTTCCAAATTTTTTAACATAAAGTTATTAACAAAAATCCCCTCTGTTGATAACTTAATGAGTATTTATAATATAAAATATTATTAAAAAGTTATGGATAAAATATGCACCATATGTGAGTTAAATAAAAATATTGACGAATTTCTCAAGTGTGATCCTTGTAAAGATGGTTATAGAAATCAATGTAAAGATTGTATCAAAAATAGGAACATTAAATGGAGAGAGGAAAACCCCGAATACCATAGAGATTGGGTCTCAAACAATAAGGAGAAAGACACACTCAGAAAAAAAATTCATTATGAATTAAATAGGGAAAAATACATACAAAATAGTAATGACTATAGAAAGAATAATAAAGATAGAGTAAATAAGGTTGTGTCTGATTACAGGAAAAAAAGATTCACTGAGGATGAGGTTTTTAAATTAACATTTACTGTGCGAAGTAGAATACGTAATTTTTTAAAATTATCGGGGGGGATTAAAAAAGACACAACATTTGATTTAATTGGGTGTTCCCCAACAGAATTAGTAAAACATATTGAGGATAAGTTTACAGATGGGATGACATGGGATAATCATGGTGAATGGCATATCGATCATATAATACCTTTATCTTCCGCTAAAAATTACGATGAACTTAAAAAACTATCACACTACACTAATCTACAACCATTATGGGCTAAAGATAATTTAACTAAGAGTAATAAACTATGATACAACTAATAGACAAATTCGAAACAACTGTAAGTGAAAATAATGGTTCCATAATGGTCAATTATAGATATGACACTCTGTCACTCGACTCAGAGTCTCGGTCTGTGACGGGAACTTGTGAATATAGAATAATTGAGGTCAATAACAGGTTTCAACAAAAAGCATGGTTACTTATCAACACAGACATGGCAGACGTTATTGAATTCATTCATTCCAATTCCCCATTAAGTGATGACGATTTAATGACGGTTAATAAACTTATAAGAGATCACTCACTTCTTAGGGTTCAAGATCTTCATCGGTAACAATATGTTTTTTCAACCATAGCGAAACCTTTGAGTTGGGGAACTTGGAAACCATAACAATGGAAAAGATCATTCCAATAAAAAGGGGGACAAAAAAGATGGAGACAACAATCCCCAAGTAATATAGAATATCAATCATAATAATATAAATATACGAATATTATTTCACACCATCAAATTAAATATTGGGGGATCAATAATAATATATTAGTGCAGATTGGAGTCTACACTCCAAGAGGTGTTTCTCCCCCAGCCCGAATATGTGATCATCACCTTCAATACAAAGATAGAAATTTATTTTGACATAAACAAATAAACCATTGATCTTTTTTAAAAGAATAATATATTTATAATAAGAATCTTATTTTCCCCACAGTTGGGAATTAGTTAATCAATGATCCAAGTGACATGTAAAGATTAAGATGAGGTTTAAAACAAATAAGACATACGAACTTCTAACGAGGGGTTCTTTAATCTAATCTCTTTCTAATAGGTGGGGAATTTTTTTATGCTTGTATGTTTCTAAACTATAAGGCAGGATGGAGTCTACTCGGTCCCCCTCGTTAATGAAGGTTACAATACTCAACTGACGTATCGGTCTATGACACAAAGGTAGTGAAAAAAAATGAGATGATCAAATAACGGATCACTTAATTGTCAATTAAAGTTATTAACAAACCACTCCCTCCCTTCTTCTTTGGCATGGGCCCCTACCTTATTATATACCCCCTCCCCCCTACCGTATTCCCCCCATAAGTGACATTCTGTCAGGGGAAAGGGGGGTTCAATCCCCTCTATAAAGTATTCGTAAAAAAATTTCTGGAAAAAAATTGATATTTTTCCCTATGTCTTATTAAGGGTGGAGGTTTTCTAAAACACGACCCCCCTTTTTGAAAAAAGGTCATATATACTAAAAAAAATTTTTAGAATTTTATGGGAAAAATTGACCCCTATTTATGTTATATCTATATATTTAAGTTATATGGAAAATAGAAAATGTGTTGATTGTAAAGAGTCTAAACTTAAATGTGATTTCTATGTTAAGAATATAAAGTCGGGGACATTACAGAGTTATTGTAAAATGTGTTCAAACATACGAAGAAGAAAAAGAGATAAAATATTTAGATCTAAAAACCTACATAAAAGAACACCAAATAAAATAGAGTGTTTAACGACTTGTAGTTGTTGTGGTGAAAGAAAAATTACAACTGAAAACTTCCGTATTCAAACAAACGGGATTAATTATGAAAAGGTTTGTAAGTCCTGTAAAAATGTTAAAAGAAAAGAAAGAATGGATAATGACCCAATCTTTAAATTCAAAATTCGTCTTAGAAAAACAATAAAGGAATCCGTAAAAAGAAGGGGTTATACAAAAAAATCAAAAACCTATGATATATTGGGAATTGATTTTATGGGTTTCAGAGCTCACATTGAGAATTTATTCTTGGAGGGGATGACTTGGGATAATCACGGGGAATGGCACTATGATCACATTATTCCATTGTCAACTGCCACCACTTATGAGGAGGTCATTAAATTAAATCATTATACTAACTTCCAACCCCTATGGGCTGAAGATAATCTAAAGAAAGGATCTAAATTTTAATTCTCCCTCCTTTTAAAGAGGGGGGGTTTTATTTTATCATATATTTATTACTAAAGAATTTTATTATGAAAAAAATTGTATCTATTACTGAATCACAACTAACCAATATAATTAAACAAGTTCTCAAAGAAAATGAAACAAAAGATAGTTTAATTGATATGATCAAAGAAGATGGGTGGAAAGAATCATCCGGAATGGTTGGGGGTTCAGATAACTTAAAAAAATTGTCTGGTATTGATACCCCAATGAAATACCTTAGTTTATTCAACGACTTAAATAGTATGACCGATGAATTAAGACCTACTTGGAAAATGTTTTTTTATCATGAAAATAAACCAACTATGATGTTAATTTCAAATAAAGAAGAAAACAAGGTCTATATGAATATCGGGTTTATGGATCAATTTTTAAGGGCCTTTAATTTAGATCTTAATGAATCTAGAGAATATATTAAAGATTGGTTGTTAAACTCTTATGATTATGACGTAGATACTTCAAATATTATTATGAGAAGAGGTTACCCATTTAATAATTTTAGAAGTGAGAGTATGACATAATAATATTTTTTTATTTAACTAATAATTTTTAATCCAAAATAAATTATATCCCCCATCTCTCAACAGTTGGGGTTTTTTATTTTCCATTATATTTATCTAATATGAAAATCATTATAACTGAAGATCAATACGGACAATTAACTAACCTCGTTAAACGAGTGATTCGTGAAAATGACTCTATGTTAGAAAAAAACAAAAAGTTTTTAAAAAACAAGTTGGGTATTGATTTTACAAATGTCATTCAACAAATAACCTCAACTTATGATATTCCAATGGAATTTGCTGGATATATTTCACCTGGATTGATTAATCGTTATTTAAACAAATATGGACCTATGTATCTTTTTGAACTTGACGGGAAAAAATATCTTTATTTAGATGTGGGGGATCATGAGAAGTTTATTGATGAGAATGGAAATATATATATTGAAAATGAAATACCCGAACAACTTGGAATCGCAATAATGGGTTTAAGATTCTCAGATATTATTGATCTGTATTTTAAAGAAGAGGATTTCTAAAACAAGACCCCCCTTTTTAAAAAGAACTGAAATCTTAAAAAAAAAATTTTGAAAAAATTTCCCTTAATTTGATTAGTGGATTTATTTAAATTACATTTTTATTATGAATCACAACTTGAATTTTGAAATGAAACTTAGAGATGAGTATGCTACTCATGTGATGAGTCATACCTATAGTTCTTATTCTGAGTTTAAATTAATACAGGAGGAAGAAAAACTTAGATACCTTATCCATAGAAAATATCTTAAGTTGTTGGGTAAGTTTATTGAATCTACTTACCCTGGTTTGAAGTTTGATGTTTTTATTAGACACCGAGATCCAAAGATTAAAAATCCTCAGTGGTATGGTCAAACCTATATGGAACTTAGAATCTATGATATAATTTCTTTACCCTCTTATGCTCCACAAACATTTTCTCAAGTGTATAAAACCCCACATTATAATGGGTATATCGGAGGTGAGGAAATATATAATGAAATTGAGAATTTTATTTCTGAACTAAATAAACATATTTTAATCACTTTTAGACCTCTTATTTCCCCACATACACCCATTCATAATATTGATATGTTTGATCCTAAACCATTTGAATGTTGGGGGGAATATTTTGCTCGTGAATACCATAGAGCCGCAATATCTTCTAGTTACCAAGACAATTGGATCCATCCTGATAGATTTGGTTTGTAGTAGTATTTATAGAGTATGAAAATAATCATCTCTAAAGATCAGTATAGAAGAGTTCTTTTAAAATTCCTTGATAGTTTTATTAAAGGTTTCGATGTGGATCCTTACGAAGAAGAAAGTTCGTATAGAAATGTTAAAACTTCTGATGGAGATGACTTTGCAACTCTTTGGCATGATGAGCCAATTACTAAGGGGTGTAAAAGAGAATTATCATTAGATAACCAATTTACTAATGATTTTGAAAGTTTTATTCCCATTAATAGAAAAAAAGTTTTTTCAGAAGTAGTTCTTGAATATTTCACATCAAAAACGGGTATCAAATGTGATTGTGTTGAGTTTAGTTATTTTACAGGAAAATATAAAGAATTAGAAAGGTATGATGATGATTCAGATGAGGTAATCTCCTATACTGATAAAGAATTCGATCACTACCATTATAAAAAACCTAAAAGATCTAAAAAACGATAATTCTTCCTTTTAAATGGGGGCCATATACCGCGGATCCCGACTTCGTCGGTTTTTTTTTACCGACCGAACCCTTCGGGTTTTATTTTGTCTTATATAATGTCTTACTTAATAGATCACTTAAAAAAAGGGTCGGTTTTTATTTGTTGATATATTTAAAATTGTATGTCAAAAATAATAAACAAACCAAAAATAAGGGAATTCTATTCTTCGGGGATCTCAGAAGATACACTTAAGTTTAAGAAATTCAAAAAAGTTATTAAACCCTCCGATAAGAAAAATGAGACAACCACAAAATAAACCTTTTTTTTCTTTTGACTATATTTATAATTAAAGTTCATTATGAAAAAAATCGTTAGATTGAGTGAGTCAGATTTAACAAGAGTAGTTAGACGTGTAATAAACGAAGGGTTTTCAGATATCGATTGGACAAACATTTGGTTAAAATTAAGAAGACTTTCTGAAAGTTTTCATTATCCTAATGATGACGGAATCATTTTTTCTTATGGGGGACTAGATTTTGAAATTTCAAAAGATGGGGATAGTTTGCATCTTATGGAATTTTATAGAAACCCAAGAGAGTGGGACTCAAAATATAGAGATGGAGAAGAAGTTTTGGAAAATTATTTTAATAAAATAAAAAAATTTGTTGACGAGTTTAATGATAAATATGATTTCCCTTTTGAACTTATGTTTGAAATGGGACCACGATTTGAAATGATATTCTATTGTAATTTTGAAAATAATCTATATGAGTCAAATATTACGTCGTCCGTTATTTCGATTTTAAACGAAGATCGTAGTAAAACAATTACAAAACCTAGTGGATTTGATAACTATAATAAAAAATGTAAAAATAAAACCAAAGGGATTTTTGACATTGTTTTAAATAAGGTTAGATTTTCATGTATGACAAGTGAGGATAATACAAACTCATTTAATTCACGTGAATCAAATCCTTTTACGGGAAAAACCAGAGGAAATTATAATGTTAATGGAAATAATATTACATTATCAACCACCTTATAATTTATAATAATATTTATAATTAAACAATTAGTATGAAACATTTATTAAACGATTTATCTAACGAAGAAAAAAATAGAATTAGAGAACAATACGAAGGTAGTCTGTTAGTGAATACCTCAAGATTTAAAAAACTTTTGGAATCTCACCTTGGTAATGTTAAACCATTACTAACCGAAAATCCAACAGGTGACACTGGAAATCAAGAAGTCGTTGGTGGAGGAGGTCAAGGCTCACCACAGGATGTATATTCTGTAACCGCAAGAATCCAAAATCAGTGTAGACCCGAGGCAGTAACTGCCTATAAATCCGAAGCACAACAAGCACCTCAATTTGCAACAACAAACAAAGCAGGTCTTCCAGTTAAAATTGATGAAAAAACAATTGAGTTTACAAAAAAATTATATGATGGTATGACATATAAAGGAAATATAAAATATAGATATAATTGTGTAGATTTGGATAATTCAGCTACCGCAGTTGGGTTGAATGTTAATGCCGCCAAACCTAATGAATTTACCGCAGTTCCTGCTTGGGTTGGAAATTATAAAACTTCGGTTATAACTCAGGCAAATCCTAAGGGATTTTTAAGATCTTTTTGCGCATATGCTCTTACTGATATACCAACAATAAATAATGTGAATAAAAAGTTAGAATATTGTTGTAAGGATGGATCTGGAGCTCAATCAAGTGTTCCTTGTTAAAAAAATATTGTGAATTAAAAAATAATAACATGTATCTCAACAAAAGAAAAACACAAAACATACAAAAATCTAATCTTATCTTAGAACAGAGATATTTGAAGGAACAAGCCCCGCCGCCACCTGCACCTCCTGCCGCTCCGGCACCTGCCGCTCCAGCGGATTCACCTACCACACCATCTAGTAGTTCAACAAGAACTCCAATTAAACCTATGGTAAAAGCATCAGGACCAAAATCAATTAAAGGTAATGATGGTAAAGTTATTGAATGGGAAAAACAGACTGAAGATCAGAAAAAAAATGTTGCAACTAAATGTGGTCACAAATCCGTGGACGAATATGAAAAGTCTGAATGGAAATGTGCGGTCCAAGAGGTTAAATAATTTTTTCATTATTTAAAGAATTTTACATTTATAAAACTATTTATAAAAAAAAGTTTTATGAAAAAGAATTTATTTGTATTATCGGAAAATGAAAAAAATCGGATTTTAAACATGCACAAATCCGCAACTAAACAAAATTATGTTTTTGAACAAGCCGCACCGGTTGTAGATCCCAATAAACCAAATGTAGATGCTGTTACAGGAAACCAAGGAACTCCTGTTGTAGGAGCGGTTACACCTCAATCCTCAGTGTCTAATATCCCAACACAAACAGCACCAGCGGCAGGAGCGACTCCAGCGGCAGGAGCGACCCCAGCGGCAGGAGCAACACCCGATAAAAAAACAATAATGTTACATGATCTTGATTATGATTATAAAAAAGAAGGTGACAAATACTTCTTTAAAATTAAGGCGGACGCTGTATCACCAAATTTACAAAAACTTTTCAAACAGGGTAAGTTCAAAGATTTTACAGAGGCTAAACCAGGAACTAAATCATTTGACGCCATCAGCAAACTTAATTGGGCTAAAGGAGATAAACTTGATGTAAAACCGGCGTCCTCAATGAAAGTATCGTCACCTAGTTTAACCGCATCTCCACAAGGAGGTGCTGCACCCGCAGCCGGATCAAACTCAACAACATTACAAGACCCTGTTGGAGAAGCAAAAAAACTTATGCCAAATATTAGTTCATTAGATCCTGCGAAACAAAAAGAAGTTGCCACATGGTCAAAATCACCGGCAGGAGAGTATATTCTAAAACTTCCGCCAGATCAGAGAGAAAAGGCTTTAGATAATTTAGAAAAGAAAAGTGGTGATCAAACAACAAAGGCATTAAAATCAGATATTAGAACCGCACTTGGAATGGCTGCCGACACGGCATTTCAAAGATTAGGTCAAGGAATAAAAGGAGCGGTTGCTGGATTCAAAGCAGGAGCTCAAGGACAACAACCACCAACAGCCTAATTAGGGTATGAAAAGACTTATAATTACAGAAGACGAAAAAAAAAGAATCAAACTTCTTTATGAGCAATCAACTTTTGTGAAAGATATGGCAAAAACTTTTAACTCATCTGAGGAATCTTTTTTGCCGTTGGATTGGTCGACTTTGGAAAAAACCGATCCTAAAAGGGCTGAGTATGGTCAAAATTTATCTAAAGTAAAAACCGCGTTTCAAAACTTCACAAATAAGGCGTGGAATGGTAAAACTGATATTTCAAAAACTATATCATATTTACAAAACTATAATATCGATAATAAATACCAAAAACGATGGTTAGATTCCGCAGTTAAAACTTTACAACATTTACAAAACCAAATAAAAAGTAGCGATAACACCCAAAGTAAAACTAATACTACCACAACAAATACCACAACTAATTCTACAAACGTAACAACACCATCGTTTTCGGATTGGAGATCAAAATTAAATCAACAGTTTGGCATAAATTCATAAAATAATGTTTACCATCAAAAAAAGAAACTTATTAAATCTCATAAGTGAATCTTCTAATTACGTTTCCGACATTTACACAGAAGAAAAATTAAGACGAGTTAATAAGATAATTAAAGACATGGTTTTTACTTTCGAAGGTCAACTTTCAATAGGTCTCGATTGGAAAGCAAAATTTGATTATCAGTTTCAAATCAAAGGGGTTAGACAAATGATCTCAGTTGGTGAATTATATGATTATTTAATGGTTGATGTTACAATTATTGATGGAGATAAAATGTTTTTGGTTTCTGCTAAATTGATGGGGTCTTCAATTACTAATGAATATCGACTCAAAAATAATTTATCAACTAGTATATCCGAAGAACTCCAATACTTTTTTGGTTCAGATTATGTTAGAGTAACATTAGATAAAGACAAAAGTTCAATAAAACTAAGTGACGAACTAAAGGAAAAAATAGATAACTTTATTTTTGAAAGATAAAAAAAAATGAAGTATTTATTAATATGAAAAATAATTTAACAGAATCAGACATCAATAGAATCGTATTTGATGTTATAAATGAATCTGAAGAAGTAAAAGAAGGTTGGTTTAGTAATTTGTTTAAAGATAAATATACAATTTACTCGGAGGAGCTTGAAGAAATAATGCAAGATTTAATCAAAAACGTTTACTCCGATCGAGATATTATTTCCAACATCAAAGAACTATATTCCAAAATTCAAAGTTCTGATATGGATAGAAGAGACAAGAGAGAATTACTCGAAATAATGTATGAACTTTATCAGTTGATAAATGAAACTCAAACAAAGGTAAATCGATATATTCATAGATTACAACGATTAAGATAAATATTGTGAAACCATATCAAAAATATTCTGATAGAGCACTCATACCGATTCTCAAAGACATTATTGAATCTTTAGAATCCAATAATATGTATTTGGAAGATATAGATGATGTTAATCATAACCTTGGAGAGTTGTCAGAAATTATAACAGATGAATTAACTTCTTACTTTACAAATGTTGATTTTGAAGATGTGACATTTTTTATGGCACTTATAATAATGAATGATGATTTCGAATCGCCTCTCAAAAGGCCTGAGTTAAGAACATTTGAAATTACTCATGTTTATCAAAGGGTGGAAACGGTAAATTATACTTATAGAAATGAGATGAAAAGTTTCATACCATTAGATAATTCCATTTTAGGTGAATTACAAAGTAGTGGTGAATATGAACCATTTGAAGGTGAATCAATTGACGAAGACACTGTTGATGGTGATTATGGTGATGATTGGATAGAACATATTGAAGAAATCTAAAAATTTTCTATATTTGTATTGTGAAAAAAGCAAGTTCCAGTTTATTTGATTTGGTCTATGGAGACCTTATACCCGTAGAGTCAACGATATTTGGTAAAATGTGTTTTATCTTTTACACGGTGGAGGAGGACTTAAAATCTAAAATCTTATATTACCCCTCCACTAAAGAAGTTAAGACTCTTAGATCCCTTGAAATTGAGTTCTCAGAGTTTATACCACTTCATAGAGATGAGTTTATAAAACAATTTTCAGAATGGATGAGATCAAGATACTCTGACGAAATGATTTTTAGAGGGGTTGAGTATGTGGATTTTTTAGAAGAATTACTTGTGTGATATTTATTTATATGAAAATCAACGAAGAATTAAACCAAATCAAATATCTTTTAGAGTATAAAAGAGGACAAGAAATTAACGAAATGGTTTTTTCTAATTTACCCGGTGTTCAGCCTGATAAAATGGATTATAGAAGACCAATACCTGATCCTGATATTATACCTGATTGTTTTACTCAAATGTTAAAATCAGATTTAAACATGGTTTCTTTTGATAAAAACACGTTAAAAGATGAATCACAAAAAAGAGTTAATGGTGTTGATATGATTTTTAATCCTGATAGTCCATCTGACGAATTGGGTATTACAATAATAAAAGATGGAAAACCTTTTTGTTTTGTAAAAAAATTTTAAAAAAAAATAGTTTTTTATCTGAAATCAAATATTTATAAACAAAACAAAAATTATGGGAAGAAAAATTAGACTTACAGAATCTGAATTTCATTCTTTAGTAAGAAGACTTGTTCGTGAGGCTGAAGAAGAAATGATGTCAATTACAATGGATGATGAAGAATCCGAAGGAATGTCAAAAGAAGACACCGTTCATGCGGTTGCTGACTTCTTTAAAAGAAAATTAAGAAGATTAGATAGTGACGAAATCGAAGAACTTGAGGATATGGTTGTTAATTCTGAAACAGAAGATCTAACTGAAATGTTTTTAAGAGAAGACATTTCTGATAGAAAAAAATCTTTTAAAGAAAAGGCAATGATTCGTGGTGGAATTGGTATGATGGGAGCAGGAATACTTGGAATGATTAGTCAAGCAATGGGTTATACTGATGCTGGAGACCTTATGATTGCGGTTCACGATTACGTTGACAAAATGGGTGGTGGTCCTGTGAGCACCGCAGTATTAATTGCTGGTTTAGTTATGGCACTTAAAGGTGCTGCTGACAGAGGCCTTAGAACAGGAAGATAATAAAATCCCCTCTATAAAGAGGGGTTTTTTTATTTCTTTTCTTTAAGATGTTCTTGTAAGATTTCAATAATCTGATCGATTTCTTCTTTTTCCTTTTTGTCCGAAGACTTAAAGTTTGTCGTTTTATAAAGTATTTCCCAATAAAAAATGTAATGTAACAGAAACATTATTAACAGGGAATTATACGAAACTCCAAAAAAGAATAAAAAAGTCCCACCAAAAGTTAAAATCGTATATAAAAAATAATATAACTCTGAGTTTGTAAAAGACAAAAACTTATATTGTCTAATTATTTTTTTTAACTTTTCTTTTGGTAGGTCTTTGTATAAATCAACCTCTTCTCTTAATTTTGACATATCAATAAATATTTTAGTTATCCTGTATTACTACAAAGATAAATAAAAATAATTGATATAAAAAATTAATTTACAGAAACAAGTTCTAAATCAAAAATTAATTTTTTTCCTGCCAATGGGTGATTAGCGTCCAAAACAACATTAGTTTCGTTTACTTCTTTAACCATAACATTCATAGGTCCTTGTTGTGTCATAGTTTGTAACATTTGGCCTACCTCAACATTTTCAGGAACTCTGTCTTTTGGAACCTCAACAACTAAATCTTCTCTAAGATCCCCATATGCTTCAGTATGATCCATCTCAATAGTTTTTTTATCACCTTCTTTCATACCCAAAAGACCTTTTTCAAAACCAGGAATTAAAGAACCTTGACCCAAAGTTGCCGATAATGGTTCACGACCTTCCATTAATGAAGTGTCAAAAACAGATCCATCTTCTAATTTTCCCGTGTAATTAACAGTCACGGTGCTGTTTACCTCAACAATTTTCATAAATTTTTTTTTCTAATCATAAAACAAAAAAATGTTTTTGTAAAACTATATTTATAATATATGTTAGATTTTTTAAAACATTTATATTTAACTCTTATAAATAAATACGGATCCTTTATGTGGTTTGGAGTCCATATGGGAGTGACACAAGTTGATTGGCATTGGTTTTTAGAATTTTTTTTGTGCGTGTTGATTAATTCCATGGTTTTACATACAATTTACCTTGAGTGGAAAGATGCGAAGTCCAAAAATTAGCATTTATATTGATTGGACTTTTATTCAATAACAACTTAACAAGATAAATAACGTATTTAAATTATGAAACACATTTTATTTTTATTTTTATTCCCCCTTTTTATTTATTCTCAGTATTGTCCTTATATTGGACCTGACTTAACTTTACCTTGTGGTGTAAACTCAACAACGTTAACTGCTGATCCATCACAATGTGGTCAAGGAGCCCTTCCTCAAGGAACCTCTAATTACGGAGTTACTAACATACCTTATGTTGTACAAGTTAATAACGGAACATTGGTACAACTTAGTGATGATTCACAATCTAATACGTTTAATATTGGGTTTACTTTTTGTTTTTACGGTTCTAATTATACACAGTTTCGTATAGGATCAAATGGATGGATTTCGTTGGGTGCTGGAGTTCAACCAGCCACTTTTGCCACTCAAGCAATACCTTCAGCAAATGCCGCAGTTCCCAAAAATTGTATTATGGGTCCGTGGCAAGATTGGAATCCAAGTTTAGGGGGTCAAATTAGATATCAAGTACAAGGAACTGCCCCTTGTCGTAAATTAGTAGTCAGTTGGATAGGTGTTCCTATGTTTTCTTGTACAAACCTTCAGGGAACTTTTCATATTATTCTTTACGAATCAACTAACGTGATTGAAAATCATATTGCAAATAAACCCGCATGTAATCAATGGGCAGGAGGAACCGCAGTTCAGGGTATTCACAACCTTTTAGGAAATGCGGCAGTTCCTGTTGCAGGTAGAAACTCAACACAATGGACCACTGTTAACAATGCTTATCGTTGGACGCCAAGTGGAGGTGTAATTCAGCCAACATGGACTTGGTATCAGGTTGGAAACCCTAACCCAATTGGTACGGGATTGAGTATTACTGTTACTCCTCCAATCGGAGGAGCTTATTATACCTGCCAACCAGTGTTCCCTTCTTGTAATGCTGGTTGGTCCTCTTGTAACGCAGGAGTTGGACAAGGTCCTGATACAATTTTAGTAACACCAACACCAAATTTACCACCTCCCACAATTACTCCAACAGATCCTTTGTGTAATAATGGTTGTAATGGATCAATAGTTGTAACTCCTGTTGGCGGATTAGGTCCTTATATTATCAATTGGTCTAATGGGTCAAACACTCTAACATTAAATAATTTGTGTTCAGGGACATATAATTTCTCTTTGACCGATGCAAATGGGTGTGTATATAACGGAACTTCAACTTTATTAAACCCACCACCATTACAATTACCAACAGTAACGTCAACTAACCCAACTTGTTTTGGTTATTGTGACGGATCATCAATTGTTAATCCTATAGATGGACTTGCACCATACACATATCTTTGGAATGATGGTCAAACCACTCAAACGGCAACTAATTTATGTTCGGGAAACTATTCTGTGACTGTTACAGACGCAAATAACTGTCCTGTAACTCAAACCACAACGTTAGTTGATCCTCCACTTGTAACAATTAACCCGATTACAGGATCAGACACAGTTTGTTTTAACTCTACAGGTAATTTATACAACGTCTCAAGTGTTTTTCCTAACCTAAACTACGTATGGACTAACACGATGGGAAATATCTCGTCAGGACAAGGGACAAATCAAATAAATTTGGACGTAACTGGTGTGAATGGGGGTCTATATTCCAATACTTTATCAGTTATTGGTGTAAATCAAGTTGGATGTCAGTCACAACCTCAAACTTTTTCTATTGTTGTATTGAATATACTACCTGTAATTACACCTATCGGTCCGTTTTGTGAATATGACAACTGTATTAACTTAATTGCAACCCCACCTAATGGAATTTTCAGTGGATTAAACGTTTGGGGTAATCAATATTGTCCTGACAATGGGTTTATTGGGTTAGATTTTGTAAATTATATGTATTCTCAGTCAGGATGTTGGTTTGATACGTCAATTAACGTTCAAGTTTATCCACGACCTAACATTTTACCTGTGACAAATGGTGTTGTTGATGAGAATTTAGAGTATCATCAAATATGTGAGGGTGATACTGTATCAGATGTGTTTAGTTTATCATCAGTTAGTGGTGGATATAACGAATGGTATGTGTTTGGGGATACAATTACTAACAATACGTTAAATATAACGTGGGATATGGACGGTATATTCACTTTTCAGGGAGTAAGATGGGACAATGGGTGTGTTTCTAACCCCCAATCCTTCACCATAACCTTAGAATTGTGTCCAAATGAGATATTTTACATCCCAAATGCCTTTACACCCGATGGTGATGAAAGAAATAACATATTAAAACCAATAATCACCTCAGGAGTGGACATTTTTAACTACTCTTTTGTGGTTTTTAATAGGTGGGGACAGATTGTATGGGAATCTTTTAATACCAATGTGGGTTGGGATGGGACATATAACAATATTCCTTGTCAAGATGGGGTTTATACGTGGAAATTAAAATTTAAAAGTCCCAAAACCGATGAAATCAAAGAATTTTACGGTAGTTTTACGCTTATTAAGTAATAGATATTTATTTATATGAGTAAAAAGAAAAATCCTGAGTTAAAAGAGGGTGATCGCATTGTTTTAATCTACATGCCAGGTGAAGATATTGATACAGGAACCAAAGGAAGGGTTAAAAGTATTGGTCAAGCACCATCTTTCGGGGAATCACCTAGTTATATGTATAATGTAGAGTGGTTAGATGACGATGGTAAGGTAATTAGCACCCTTTCTTTACTTCCTGAGGCCGATTCTTGGATATTAGATCCCGAATTTACTCAAAATGACCTAAATGAGGCCAAAAATCGTGTAATAACTGACTTAGATGAGTTAATTAGACGACATGAGTGGTCGAGACTCTTTAAAAAGTCCGATTTGAAGTATATTTTAGACTATTTGGAGGTAATTAGACAGTTAGGTGTGGTAAATATGTTCCAATCAGGTCAATTTTTAGGTCAAACTAAAGATTATTTAACAAAATACTTTGATTTATACCGAATGCAACGTGAATTAGACGATAATGATGAAGAAAAAATAGAAAAAATCTTAGAAATGTCTGAAAACGTAAGAAATATCATGATTTCAGCCGCAATTACCGATTTAGAGCAAAAAAATGTAGAAATTACAGGTAGATCAGCAACAAATAGGGTAAATAAACTAACAACTGAACTTGTAAAACACTTTATGGGTAGATAATCGTGTTTTTTTTACCTAAAAACTTGATTATATCACAAAAATTGACGATTTTTTCATAAAAACACACATATTATGACATTATTATCAATTTCTTTATTAGTTTTTAGTATTATTATCCTTTTTACTACCATTTTATTCATTATTTGGTGGAAAAAATACGGAAAATCACTATTTTCTACCCTAAAAGACCTAAAAAACATGCAAAATCCGTCAAATTTCGTTCAAAATCTTGGAAATTTGGATAATTTAGAGGATTTTTATCAAAATATTGGTAATTTTGGGGGTCAAATGGGTAATTTTAACGAAAATATTACTAAATTTAACCAAAGAATGAGTGAAATTGGTAAAAAAATGGGTCAAAAGTAGATAAAAACACCGAAAAAAGACCTATTTTAGGTCGTTTTTTGTCTCTATATATACAAAAAAACCCCCTATTTTGGGGGTTTTTACGTTAAAATAGGGGTATTTTTACTCGTTTTCAGGATTATCTTCTTTAAAGAAATTGGTTAAAAACTTACCAACAACACCAAATATAATAGACGATACTATCATAGACTTTATTTCTAAGGGTGTAAATATGTCTTTTAAGTTGTCGAATTGCCATAAACCACCTATCGCAAGAACAGAAGCGATTGCCAATAAAGAATCACCCCATTTTCTCCATTTTTTGGGTGTTGGTTTCCAATAATCACTAGTCATTTTTTTTAACTTTGTCATTTTAGATTCCTTTAATAAGGTTTATTGATTGTTTTAGGTATTCTTTAGCTCTTGGGGACGGAGTATATTCATCATCCTTAGTTTGAAGGTTTAAAACCCTTTCAATGTCCTTAACTAACTCAGTTCCGTGTTCATTTTCTTTATATAACTCGATGATCTTATCCATGGCTTTATTGCATTCACCTGTAGTCTCGTCATAATAGTTTTTATTCCTAAACTTATTCAAATGATTCATCATTTCATATGCCAAATGTGTTCCACCGTCTTTAATGTCTTTAAACAAACGGATATTATTCAAAATCCCTAAAGTATCAACCATAGAGTTAACCCCTGTAATTCTTTTGGTAATCCCTGGTGTGTATTTATCAAATTCACCCGCTCTCCCGACTATTTCGTCTAGAGGCATAACATTTTCAGGAATACACTTAGGTTTTTCCTTTTTATTTTTTTTTCCTTCCATTTCGTTTTCTAAAAGAACTTTTCTAATGACTCTATTTAGGTCACGGTTATTAAATTGATTTCGTTTCATCTTATAATATATTTTAAAAACTTTAAGTATTTATAATAATAAATATTAGATAATATGAAAAATATTAATGACATTATAAGGAAAGTATTGATTGAGTCATTTTTAAGACCTAAGTTTATTTTTGAGGATTTCTATGGGTCGGTTGAAGATGTTGATTTTTTAAATGAAGCCGAATATCAAGGAAGAAAAGTTCAACTTGGTAAAATAATGCAGGGTGACGTAAAAAAGTTTAAGGTTTATGTTAAAAATGACAAAGGTAAAGTTGTTAAAGTTAATTTTGGTTTTGGTGGTAAATCAGCAAAAGGGAAAAGAATGGTTATTAAAAAAAATAACCCAGAAAGACGACGATCTTTCAGAGCAAGACACAATTGCGATAATCCTGGACCAAGATGGAAACCAAGATATTGGGCTTGTAGAACTTGGTAATAAATAACTAAATTAACACAATTTTATTTTGGGTAATTATTTTTTAGCAAAAAAAATAGATTTAATGGAGAGTTATAGATATGACTCATTAGTTCGACAGATTATAAAGGATATTGTTCTTATGTATAAAAAAGAATCTGACGGGCATTTTTATTTACCCTACGATGTTGATGAAGAGTCTGACGAATACGACTTTAAAGACATATTTGTTTCTGTTGAATTAATTTTGGAAGAGTCAAATACGGTTGACGATTTTTTATTAAACGCCGATTTTTATCCCGATGATGATACTATTGTTGTAAAAATAGTATATAATCCAGAATTTAAAACTAAAAATATCTACAACATGGTCGGAGAATTAAACGAACTCATTGCACACGAACTTAGACATAGTCACCAAAAAAATACCGGTCTATTTGATTTGGATTCTGACATGGATGTTGATGAAGAAAAAGGTTTCGAGTATTATACAAGACCTGAGGAAATTGACGCTCAATATTACGGATTCAAAAGAATGTCAAAAATCACAAAAAAACCTTTCGATGAATTAGTTAAAAATTGGTTCAAAAAGTATAAGGATGTTCATCAAATGGATGATTCTGAAGTTGAAGAAACTGTATCGATGATATTAAATTACAGACCTAAGATTTAAACCTATCTATAATCTTTTTGACTAGCATATAAACAATATGTGATGTAAAAATCCCGCCTAAATAGTGTCCTACACCCATCGCTAATAATTTAATTTGTTTTTCACCTATTGATAAATCTGAAAGATCTTTCAATATTGGAACTAATGGGACCAAAAACGTGTAGGCGATCATATTAGAGACTTTTGAAAAAGTTAAATTCAAACTTTCTAAAAAACCGAAAAGAGCATCTCTTAAATCATAGGATTTTGAAAGTGCTCTATCAAAAAACGTAATTAATTTTTTTTCTTTTATTAGTTCTAACACCTCACGTAATTTTTCCTTATTCGAGGAAAAAAAAGTTAAAATTATACCAAAAGATATTAGGGTTATGTCTGTTTCTGTTAGGTTTGGATATCTACCACTCATATATTTTGAAACAGGTCCCACAAATCCCCCTATTACAGAACCCCAAGTTCCCAAAAAAACAAAATCAATTCCAAATTGTTTTTTTACGTCTTCGATAATTTTTTTTGTAAAGTTTTTCGAATTAGTAAAAATATCCGACATGGCATTTTCTTTAGATTCTTGTAGAACTTTAATGTATTGCGATTCTGTTAAAATTATATCCATACTATATGTAAATATCTTTATATGGAATAATAATTTATAAATTATAAACTTAAATTATATTTCTATTTTAATTTATATCGTAGTTGAGATATTTATATAAAAAAATATAGTTATGAATTCATACTTTTTTAAAATGAACAAACAAGAAAGAGAGAACATCTTGGATCAACATAAACATGTATATGATGGTTATGTAACAAAATACAATCAACAATCAAACCAATATCCTCTTTATGTTCAGGATTTGGCAAATGATAAAAATGGTATTACGGTAAATAATAAAGGATTGGTTAAGACTTATACTAACGTAGGTATTAATGAAGGTCTTTTAGATATGATTGCCGATGGGCCTATGGACTTAGAAAACGGAACGATAGATATTGATAGTGTGAGTCAAACAAATTCAATCAATAAAAAAATGTTGGACCAATATTATCCATCACCCAACGAGGAAGAAGAAGAATTTGTAACCTATGGTAAAATCTCAGATGAAGAGGACATACCAAACACAAGCTTACAAAACTTAGATAGGTTTGAATATGATATTGACGAACTTGAGGACTATTCAGCGAGCAAAGATTATGACAATACAGACGAAGAATATTTAACTTACAGTGAAAGACTACAAGATACACTACAAAATGTTGATGAAGAAATACTACCTGAATTAGTTCAACAATTGTATGAGTCGAGACACATGTTCGAAAGATTCAAAAAATACAACTAAAATGGAAATTCAAGAATTGATTTTTTTTTATCTACACGAAAACACAAACACCATAGAAGTTCAATTTAGATTAAATGTCGATTCTGAGGATGAAATTAGAATTGATAATATCAATTTAAATGAGGCTTCTGATTTTGGTTATGATTTGATATTAGAGGAAATTGAATCATATGACGATGATGACGAAGAAAATTTATATTGGTTTGATTCCCCATCAATTGACGAAGACAATCTAATTAGTTTTCTAAATGAATATTATATAGTGAGCCCCGAAAAACTACCAAAACCCGAGTTAATCTAAGGACCAACTCGAGTTAAAAACATGGTTGTGGTTTCACCACTGCTGTTTGAACCATAATCATAGCTTCCTGATGTTCTAATAACAAGACTTTCAGGACCATCATCAATTATTTTCCAAACTCTACGAGTTCCATCGTAATCAAAAACAATATATCCCAAATCATATACGTTTCTTTGACCATGAACGTAATATGTGAATTTTTTAGTCCAAGTTGTCCCACCACTGGGTAAATCAATAGGATAGAAATAAATTACAGAATAGTCCAAAGCAAGTCTTGTAAACCCAACCTCAATAGAATCCAAAGGTTTTGTTTCACTTTCATTTACGTAAAGCGTTCCGGGGTAAAAAACTTGGTTCAACCCTGAATAGTCTCGGTTTTCATAAGTAATTTTATCTATACGATATTCTCCACTTAAACTAAGAAGTGGTGGTTGTGCATACTTTACACAAGAGCTTATAACAAGAGATAAAATAAGAATTGATAAAATGTTTTTCATATGGTTTTAATTTCTACAAATATAAATATATTTTTTTAATTACAAGGACTATTTATTAAAAAAATGGAATTAGACGAAATAATTTATTTACTGAAAAGATATACAACAACCGAATCGAAAGATGAGATTGGAGAACAAGATGCTGGAGGATCGGGAGGTGGTGGCGGAGCTGCTTATCCTACGGTTACAAAATGGGAAACAGGACTAACGAGAAGTGTTGCAAATCAAATAGATTATAAGGCTAAGTGGAAAGATTTGAACAAACTGACTAGAGGGAAGGCAAATACTTTATTATAAACATTTTTTAATGATATTTATAAAAAAACTATGAACTACAATAATTTAAAATTGGTCGGTATATCTCACGATGTAAAATATATTTTTACAAATGAGGGTATATTAGAGACCAATTCTTTTTTTTCAAATTCCAAAACAAATTTAATCGAATATTCTTACGAAAACCTTCACTTAGGTATTCAAATGTTAAAGGAACATTATTCGACATTTTATAAGGCGAATCAAATATCTCTTATAGAGTATTCCAATTCACCTAGAAGATCTTTATATAGATTACTCGAGATCTTTGAATTGAAAAACTACACAACCATTATAAAGGAATGGGAAGAAGTTTATGGAAACAAATTACTTCTAATCAATGAATCAGTAGATAAACTACTTGTTGAAAGTAGGGTAAATGATGCTTGGAATAGTATCTCAAACATTTTACATGAAAATATGATTGGGGATTTCTTTAGTGACCCTATTGGATCAATCGGTAGAGGTGTAAAAAATGTTGGTAGTTGGGTTTACGATCAAGGAAAAAAGGCCGTTGATTGGACTGTAGATCAGGCAAAACAAATTAGAGATAAAGGATTTTTTACATGGGCAGGAGAAAAAGTTAGTAACGCTTGGAATTATGTTAAAGATGCGGTTGCAAGGGCATGGAATTGTTTAACAAATAATTTCTTTGAGTGTTTAATGGAGGGAATTAGAGACGCATCATTTTCTGCCGTGGGAATGGGAGTTATGACCGCAATTTCATTTATTCCTGGTGTGGGTCAAGTGGCGGATGTTATAGTATTTGGTAGTTTGTTAATTTGGGACATTTACAAAATGTTGAGCGGTAAATACGAATCAGGTAAATACAAATGGAGTTGGATGGAAATAATTATCGACGCCATATGTGCCGTGTTACCAGCGTTAGGGTTTTTAGCAAAATCGGCTCTTAGAGGAATCAAGGGATTTGCCGAATTGGGAATTAAGGCGGCAACTGAAGGAGGTATTTTTAGAAGAGTTCTAAACTTTTTCAAGGGAAGCCTTGGTAAAATATTTTCTGCAATAGGAAAATCTATGAAGTTTGTCGGAGAAAAATTAGGATTAACATTTCTTGAAAAATACGGAGCAAAGGCCGAAACAATTTTAACAAAAGAAGTTGAGGTTGCTGAAAAGGCAGCACAAACAGCCGCTAAGGAAGGTGAAAAGGGCGTTGTAGGAACAGCAAAAGATTCACTTAAAAAGGCGGGCGAAGGAGTTAAACAATTTACCAAAGATTTCAAATTTACTAAACCAATTCCTGTGGTTTTAAAAAAATCGGGAAAAACAGTATTAGTTACCGCGGCTCTTTGTGCCGCTCTTGGTGTTGATGGGTGGACTTGTCAACACAAAATAGAAAATGGTGAGATAAGCGAAGAACAAATTAAAAAAGCGGAAGAAGACTTAAAAGCCGGATTAAAATCAGATAAACTAAAACAAGAAATGTCGAAATTAACCGTGCAAGATGCTGAAGCACAGGGATTATTTTAAATATTATGGAAAATTTAAAAGAACAACTTAACAGAATCAAATTATTATACAACTATAATTTGAACGAAACTTATGAAGAAAACAAAATTAAACAGTCGTCCAAAAACTATTTGAATGAGGCTGCTGCCGAGGCCCTAATCGCAGCCAAGGAGTTGGGGAACGCAGAAAGAGCCATCCTACATAATAGTTTAGAAACTGTAGTTGCCGATATAGGTGCAGTCACTATTAAAAATGAGAAAGGAATTTTTTCATCAACAAAAAATGTCGAAGAAATAGTGTTGGCGATGAAAGAAGGAAGAATTGCGGGTGCTGAGTTAGGTAATATTGGTAAGTCTCTCTTAAAAAGCCCGGCAACAAGCACAGAGATTAAATCATTAGCAGCCGAACTGGTAACATCATTTCCATCTTTTGAACAAAAATATGGTATGTTAACAAGAGAACAAGCCGTAAACGAACTAATGAATGGTCCTGGAAAATATACAAAAGGTGAAGCAGAAACTCTTATGAATAAGTATAAGTCGAGAAAAAGTCGAGTTGATCCAATCGAGCCCCCTAAGACAGGTGAAGGACCGAAACCAAGTGAAGGACCGAAACCAAGTGAAGGACCGAAACCAAGTGAAGGACCTGTAAATCAAAATAATATCAACCTCAATATAACTAACCAAGTTCAATCCGAGGGATTTAAAATTGCGGAAGAGTATGGACCTCACATGGATGATGCAGCAAGAAAAAGAAAATGGAAAGACTCTCAAGATTGGTTAAAAAATGACGAAAGAGGGTTTATGGAAGAATATAATAGAGTTAGTAAGGGATCAAGACTTAGAAGAGGTCTTAATTGGGGTCGAAAAATTATGTCTTGGGGAACTCTTTGGGGAATATTTAAAATTGCGGGAATAGGTCTAACTTTATGGGCCGTATATAGTTTATTTACAGATAGTGGATGGAAAGTTAAAGACGATGATAAAATAGATGATGATGACGGCGGAGGCGGCGGCGGAGACGATGACGGAGGAGGTGGAGGATCACCTGATGACGACCAAAACCAAGGAGTGTTGATCGACGTTGATGGTAATAAATATATAGAATGCACACCACCTTATTATAAGGGTTGTGTCGCTAAAAAAGGAAATGACGACATAAGAAAGGCTCAAGATTGTTTGGGTGTAACACCTAATGGTTTCTTTAATAAAGAAACAGAAGACGCATTATATAAAAAAATAAACAAGAAAAGTTTTAGTCCATCAGATATGCCATCGATATGTGCGACGAGTTATGGGGCTAGTAGATTCTCTTATTAAAAAATATAAAAAAAATGGATATTTCAAAAAAACTAACACAAATCCTATTAGAACAAGAAGCTAGTAAAGAAACTAAAGGAGTTAATGTCTCCGATACAGGTAAAGTATTGCAAAATACTATTAATTTTTGCCAAGGTATATCTTTTCTAAAAGATAAGGCGATTAAGTCTATGAGTAGAACATCACCAAAAGATACAACTAGCGGACAACCATTAATGGCTAAATTCAAAGATGTTTATAACTCGGGTAAAGAAAGTGTTGCCTTTGCTTCCGGAGACGATGGTAGTGGAAATATTATAGTTGTTTTTGGTATGCAAGATCCGAACTTAACAGATCAAGCATTATTAGGATACAGAGTTACAACAGGAGCAGTTGCCGACAGGATAACTGACGGTATTGCAAAAGGGTGTCAATATTTACAAAAAATAGAAGATGTGGGACAAGCACAACTTTCGGCTTATGATAGATCTAGACTTGATGCTTTTATTAAAAAACAAGGTGGTTTATTTACCTCAACTGATCCGAAAGATCCGTTGAACTATAGAGAATATAAAATGAAGAATCTCAAAGACGCTGACGGATTACCTTTATTACAAAGTCCAGGTGAAGGTATTGTTTGGAAAAAAGTCGAACAAGATCAAGGAACTATGGGTGATGTTGCAGGTGAAGTTGATGACTTTATGAAAGAACAAGGATTTACAAAAAACAAACCAAAGGCAGGAACCGATGAAGCAAATTATGGGTTTTATCTAAAAGACGTTCAAGGAGATTTACCATCATTAAGTATTGATCCTGATATCAGAAATACAGGAATATATTTCCCTGACCCAAGTTATACAAGTGAATACGGTGGTTCAGTTTTGACTCCTGATAGAAAGGCTTGTAAATCTGTAATTAAAAGACTTTACGATTGCAAAACAAAAACAAACAAAGCAGGATGTTCCGCAAATCTATTTAGAGATAAGTTTATTGCTCTTTCGTGTGGTGATAAAAACTTTATCGAAGGTCCTTTTGGAAAAGGAGATGAATATAAGGCAATTTTTTCAGATCCAGGTCCATACGGATTGGCAAATCTAAACAGAGCAAGAGGTAAAGCGAAGTATTCTTCAATGACAGAATCTCTTAACAAAAAAATCAACAAAAGATTAAACGAAGATTTCAAAAGACTTTCTTTTAATAAAAAAAAAATTCAATTTGACAATCAACTAGTTGAGTCATTAGCAGATCAGTTGGTTGTAAGTGCATTATTCGACTTACAAAAAGATTTCAAAAAATTCCAAAGATTGGATGAAAATGCAATAACCGATTTTCTATCTAGTGCTGGAAGTAAAGCTTTAGAAGGCGGAAAAAACTTAGTTAGTAATTTAGGAAGTAAATTGGGAACGGGTCTAAGTCAAGGATTTAAAGAGACGATCGCAAAAAAAATAATTGGCTGGGCAGGTTTCGACCCAAATGGTTATTTCGCTCTTTTAATCGCTAATATTTTTGCAAATCTTGAATTTAAGGATTATATGAATTTTATTAGTGATTGTGAAAAGTTTAGTGAAATTATTACAAAATCAGCGTTAGAGGCGTGGTTAGATAAAGCAGTTGTATCAATGAAAGGTGGTGAAGCTGGAACTATATCAACTTTTGTTTATACGGCCCTAAAAAATACCGTAACTGAGGCAGCAGCAAACACACCAGCATTTAGAGCATTAGAAGGGATGGCAACCAAAATTGTTTGTGGAATTATAGAAGGTGTAAAAGAGAGCGGGATTATTACAAGTTTTTTCTAATTTTTTTGGTGGTATAGTTTTTTTGTTTATCTTTGTATCAAATAATAGAAAAATGAAAAATCCAATCAAAAGTTTAATTAGTGTTTTAGTTTTATGTCTAATCGTTTTTTGTCTATTAAATGATAAAATGCAAATTGCCATTTTAGAAAAGGTAGAAAAAATATTCAAAACAGATTTATCCACACTCAAACAAAATATCAAAAACGATGATTTATCGATTGGTGGTGGAAATACGGCCGAACCTTTTGATGAAAACAAATACAAATCTTATTCTGCCGAGTCGGTCGAGTATTTCAAGGAAATCGCTTTAGGTCGTGAATTTAAAAGTGATAGTGAAGTTCTTAAGCGTTGGGACAAGGACATGAAAATATATGTTGGAGGAAACACCAATGAAGTTTTGAATAGTGAGTTGGAACGAATTGTATTGGAATTGAACAACATAATTGATCCCATCAATATCGAAATCGTTTCTGATTCATCATTATCCAATATGTATATTTATTTTGGATCTTACAAAGATTTTAGTTTGATTAAACCAAACATTGATTATGGATTACTAAAGTCAAATTGGGGTCTTTTTATAGTTAAACAAAATTCAGGTTGTATGTATGTTGATATTCATAGGGCTAATGAACTCGAGCAAAAACATTTACTTCGTGAAGAATTAACACAATCTTTAGGTTTATGTGATGATTCTTACAAATATCCTGAAAGTATTTTTTATCAAGGTTGGACAACAACAACAGAATACGCACCGATTGATAGAGAACTAATTGACATGTTATACAATAATTAGTATATTTATAATAGTTCTTTGAATGTTAGAGGAGTGTCAGAGCGGTCGAATGAGGCGGTCTTGAAAACCGTTGATCTTTACGGATCCGGGGGTTCGAATCCCTCCTCCTCTGCAAAATGTGAAATATGGGTCCATAGTTAAACGGATATAACCCTAGCCTTCTAAGCTTGTATTCCTGGTTCGATTCCAGGTGGACCTACTACTTTCCCATGAATTTCCCTGTGACAATTAGAACAAACTAAAATATATTTATATTAGTATTATGGAAGACATACATCAACAAATTCACGAGGAGTTTATTAACTCTGAAGATTATGATAAGTATCTTTATGATATTTATAATTATGAACCTCAACGAACAGATCCACAGGATTAAAAACTTGATGTATGAACAACCACAAGTCCAAATTGTATATAAAGGTGATTTAGATGGATACTTTGGAAAAAACATTGAGTTAACGTCTCCTGATAATAATACTATTGGTTTTATCCATATATCCAAAATGAATGATGGTGAAAATTTAGATCTGAACTTCAATACTTTATATGACGAATCCAAGTTTCAAACCATTCCATTAAATTATGATAATTGTCTTTTTATGCACACTTTAGAGGTGGATGAAAACCATAGAAAACAGGGACATGGGTCACACTTATTAGATTTGGCACATGAATTTGCAAAAAATAACGGATATAATTATCTATCTTTTATTTCTGATAATGATAATGAAATTGCAAACAACATTTATCAAAAAAGAGGTTATAAGTCATTAAATTCTAATGACAATTCTAGTTTTTATTTTGTTGAATTGTAAAAATTACTTATCTTTACAGTATGACAAACAAATTACCATACGAAAAAACAGGAAATGCGATTAAAGGATATAGTGATTCTGCCATCGCCAAAGGAGAAACAAATGATTGTGTTGTTAGAGCATTTGCATCTTCATTCGATGTGTCTTATGATTACGCTCACAAATACGTTGCAGATGAGTTTGGAAGAAAACCAAGAAAAGGAACTTACGGGACTATAACAACTCTTGTTAAAATGGCCGACAGTTTGATCAAGGTTAACGGTAAAAAAGTTTGTCCTCTTGGAGTAAGACACAACGATCATTTGTTAAGATCATTAATGTATGATGTTAAAGTAAAAGGTGAGACTAAAAAAAGAAACATGACCGTTGGAACATTTGTTAAACAAAACCCAAAAGGAACTTTCTTTGTATTGGTTAGAAGACACGCTTTTACAATCAAAGACGGTGTTGTAATTGGAAACCCTGAAGATTCAATTAAAACAAAACGACCTATGAGGTGTGCATTTGAGATAAAATAATATTATGAAAACAATTTTTATTACTCTTTTATTTTTTACCTTCATTGGTTATTCTCAACCTTTGATGAGACAATATTCAAATATGGATTATCAGTCAATTGCGGAATCCAACTTTAAAAAAATAACCTTTAAACCAAAAAATGATTATGTTTATAAACTTGATTATGGACAATTCCAATTGTCGGTAAGCACCAAATTAAAAAGGGTTCCCTTCCAGGATAAATTCTCTGATCTAACCGTGGACGATATTTTATTTGCAGGTTCTTACGACATAAGGGCAAGATTTTACATATCTCCAAATGTTAAGGTGTTTCAACGAGCCTTTATCACAGGATTAAGTAATGGTCAAGTTTTTCATACGACAGGAGTTATAATAAAATTTTAGAAAAAAACTTGTCAATTAAAAAAAGATTACTATATTTGTAAAGAAATTGAAACTTTTTAAAAAAACGATATAATTATAATAAAAATGAAAAATACACTCAAACATATGGTCAATTGTCTACCGAGCAATCAGTGGTCGTTTAGCTATATTACGCGAAATCAGTCGAGGGTATTTTCACTTATGAGTTAAAAACGTTTAACTAACATAATAAAAGGAATGTAAAACCCGAGACTTAAAAATCTCGGGTTTTTTGTTTTATATTGGCTCTGTAAGCATTGATGGCGATGCGTCTGACTTGTAATCAGAAGAAATCAGTTCGAATCTGGTACGGAGCTCAAAAAGGTTCTTTGACATATTGGTTTCATAAATTGTCTCGTAGCCTAAAGGCAGGGCACCGGATTTTGACTCCGGGTGTGTTGGTTCGAGTCCAGCCGAGACAACGATAATGGAAGAGTAATCACAACGGCTTGTGACTCCGTCTTGAAAACGGCAGGTACTGAAAGGTATGGGGATCGACACCTCACTCTTCCTCCATATAGGGTAGTTGACTAATTGGTAAGTCACCACGTTTGGGACGTGGACGATGCAAGTTCGAGTCTTGTCTACCCTACTATAAATAAACAAATAAAAAAACAAGTATCATGGAAAGTGACAAGTATGACAAACAAAACCCCTCGTAGCTTAATCGGGAAAGCACCATACTTTTAATATGGGGAGAGTCGGATCGTAACCGGCCGGGGGGACAAAAAAAATTTAGTAAAACTGAGCGTTCATTACCAAAAAGTGGTTACTTTTGTTCTGAAAAACTAAAACAAGCACCTTTAGCTCAGCAGGTAGTAGCGGTTGTTTTACATACAACAGGTCACAGGTTCGATCCCTGTAGGGTGCACGAGGAGACTGTTACTAATTCATAGACCTTATGTGGACGACGGTATCATAGAATTAGATTTTTGGGAGAGTTGAGCAATTGGTTGGCTCAGCAGACTGTAAATCTGTCGCGAAAGCCTTGGGGGTTCGAGTCCCTCCTCTCCCACACTGGACTGGTAGCTCAGAGGCAGAGCAAAACCCTGTTAAGGTTGAGGTCGAGATATCGTAATTCTCCCAGTCCGCAAAAAACTACGGCACATATACCCTCCGTCTGATACGCGGTTGAAAGGTTAATAGGTCCCATGTAGGTTCGATTCCTACTGTGCCGACTACGGAAGATAAACCTTGATGGAGATAGGGTCCGCCTGCTAAGCGAGATGTACCTTCGGGTATTTGGTTCGATTCCAATGTCTTCCGCAACTTATGACAAAAAATAATTCATATGAATGACAGATATAAAAAAATAGATGAAAAATCAAAAATAGTTACAGATGGATTGGGTTGTAAAATTGACGATGGTATAAGAGAGTTAATTGTTTTACTTAATTATAATAACATCGGAACAACACAATCTTGTTGGGGACACAAAAATTGGGGTGAAAAATTTCCTTGGTTTGACATTAAGAATGAATATCATAAGAATATAGAAAACATTATTTTTGATTTAGAAATTGAATTTGAGAAACTTGGTGATGATACAATAAGATTTTACCCAAAGTGTAAAAAATTGATAAAGGGTAGAAAAGAGTTTAACAAGTTAAAAGACAAACTAAAACAAATTAGTAATTTTTTATAATCTGCCGATAGGAAAGGTTTCCGGTCCGGGCTCATATCCTGGATGTCATTTGGTTCGATACCCTTTATCGGTACTACATGGTGTATGTAGCTCAGTTGGCAGAGTGCTTGATTGTGGGTCAAGAGGTCATGGGTTCGACCCCCATCATACACACAAAATACCTTCGTAGTTCAATTGAAAAGAACCTGTGACTACGGATCACAAGATGGGAGTTTGAGTCTCTCCGAAGGTACAATATTTGCGTCGTAGCTTATGGAAGCGGCAGGCCTCCAAAACCTCGCATAGACATGGGTTCGATTCCCTGACGACGCGCCAAATAAGGACCGGTAGCTCAGTTGGTAGAGCGCTAGACTGAAGATCTAGGCGTGGATGGTTCGATTCCGTCCCGGTCCACAAACAATTAAAAAGGAGATAAAATGAACCGAGTATTTAGAAAGGTTGATGGAAATCCAGTTTCTGACATATCAAAACACACTTTGGATATTTTAAATGAATGTCCTTATGTTGAAATTCATGTTGGAACTGATTCTCAAAACCACAGAAGATCGACTGTATATGTAACCGCAATAGCATATCGGTATGGAAACCGCGGAGTTCACTATATATATCACAAACATAAGGTTAAAAAAATTCGTGATAAGTGGACAAGGTTATGGAATGAAGCCGATTATTCAATTGAGGTTGCAAACTTTTTAACAAGTAAGGTGAATGTTAAACTTGAGATTGATCTTGATTATAACGCTCAAGAACAACACTTTAGTTCAAAGTTGGTTGGTCCTGCGGTTGGGTGGGTTAATTCTTTGGGTTATAAGGCGAATATTAAACCTGATAACCAAATTGCAACAAAGGCGGCAGATTTTCATTGTCGTTAATTGGTCGGGTGTCTGATAGGTAAAGTCCAGATCTGCAAAATCTCGGTATGTGGGTTCGAATCCCACCCTGACCTCAACAAATGCCCCTATGGCGGAATTGGCATACGCATGTGATTTAGGATCACAATTTTGCAGGTTCGAGTCCTGCTGGGGGCACAAAAAATAGTATATATACTAAATTTTAGATTTTTTCTAAAATAATAACTTTTTGATCTCATATTTATTAATATGAAAAAAATAATAAGAATTACAGAATCTGATTTGACTAACATAGTTAAACGAGTGATTAAAGAAAATGAAAATAATAGATTAGGTAAAGTTTATTTCAATAACGAGAATTATCCTGGATTTATGTATGTTAAAGAAATATTACCTAAATATCAAATGTATTGGGTTGGGACTATGACAAATGAAGTATTACCTACTGAATTAATAAAAGATGATGATATGGATATCTATTGGTTAGAATCACCCGATGGTAAAACATTTGGTTACGAACTTTTTGAAGATGATTTAAAAGGTAAAAAATATTTAGTTTTAGATTTAGTTGACCCACAAGAAATTGAGAAATATCTAAGAAATGGCGGTGAATGGTTCCCAAGTCACTACGAGGCGTAAATTAAAAAAATAATCCATAAAACTTGACACTTTCTAAAAGTATCATATATTTATAACAAAACTTAAAAACCGCAAATGAAAAATTTACACATATTATTGATAGGGGGCGATTTAGCTGAGGCAACTTTCAAGAGGAGGGTGTAATATTTTATACATATAATATTTAGAACCCCTCCCCAAAAAAGAGGGGTTTTTTTGTGAATATAAGTTTGGTAGTTTCAAAAAGATCACTATCTTTGTGAAACAAAAGACAAAGGTTCTTTGACATAATGGTGAAAATGGTTCGGTGTTGGAATCGGTATACACGTTCGGCTTAAGATCGAATGCGCAATGCGTGAGGGTTCGAGTCCCTCCCGGACTACAGAAAAAAATAAAAAATATTTTACAAAGTGTTTGGCAGATCAAAATAAAGTTCTTATATTTGTAAAACAAACAACGGGGGTGAGAAAATGTGATGGTGGACTCACCCCCACACAAAAGAGAAAAAGTTCATTGACATATTAGATTGGTAAGATAGCAGATAGACCTATATCGGCAGAATCCCATAGGGAGTCAGAAATGACGAGCAAAACGGAGCCCCTATCAGACTAATGGATTGAGGAGGTACTCAAAGTTTTCCGAAAGGTTAACAGGTAAAAACGATGGTTTGGGTAGAACGGATGTTAAAGGCGAGGTATAGGTAGTACGGATGGGGTGACCCACGAATGAGTAAATCTTAAGGTCTTACCATTTTTTAAGATATTAAGTGTTTAACGGCAAAGTATTGATAAAGTGTTAGAGAGGATAAAAATCTGTGAAACTTAAAAGACAATTAGGAAGAGTGATCTTTACGTTGGGAACTAAAAGTGGAGATAATAAAGTATCTATAACCGTTAAACATTTTAAAATATTGATAGTGGTTTTCCCCACTCAACGGATGTCGACAATCCAGAGTGGATCAGGAATTCATCACCGTTTCTGCCGAGGCCTCGTAAAACTACGATTAAGCAGTTAAGATTGGAGCGAGATGGGTACTCCAACACTATCGACAATATTGTGTTGTTCCCTTGAGAAAGGAATTGTAAAGAAGAGTGACATTACTTGAATTACAAAAATTGTAATCGCACACTACAACACAGAGGACCTCTCATTCTCAAATGGTCAGGTGGCGAAACGGTTGCCAATAGTTCAAAGTGTTCTCGTATAAAATTCGAGATATAGGTCGCAGGTAGAATAGCCTGCCACAATGACAATACAGGTTCGAATCCTGTCCTGACTACAAAGTGTTGTTCCCTTGAGAAAGGAAGACTGAACAGACGCTACGTATGAAACTGATTACATTAAAAGTAATGTCAATCGTTTGATTGGGGGTAAAACAGTACAGACAACACAGAGGAACTCAACCTCAAATAGTCAGGTGGCGGAATGGTAGACGCATCGGAAGAGTGGTGTGGGTTCAAGTCCCAAGTAATTAAGTCGGTCACCAATACAGGTTCAAATCCTGTCCTGACTACAAAAGACACAAAAAGTATATTTTTTTTTACTAAAAGTGTGTCTTTTCTATTTTTTCTTGATATTTATTAATAAAGAGATATGAAGAAAACAGAAAAAGAATTAGAGGTTATTAGGTTGTATACCGAAAAAAAAACACCGACCGAAATATCTAATGACTTAGGTATTGGAAGAAGAACGGTTTATAGAATAATAAATAGAAACGGAATTGAGTATAACAAAAAGGAAGAAACTTGTTGTAAACTTTGTGGAAAAACAATAACAAGTAAGAATTTTTGTCAAATGTGTTCTGTAAACATACGAAGGTATAGAGTTAAGGAATACGCGGTTAAATATTTGGGTGGTGAATGTGTTAAGTGTGGGTGGAAAGGTGATTTATCAGGATATGACCTTCATCATAGAGACCCAGAAGAAAAAGATTTTAACTCAAGTGCCCTCAACATGGCAAATATGAGTTGGGATAAAGTGAAAAATGAGTTAGATAAATGTGATTTGTTATGTGCGTTGTGTCACAGATTAGAACACTCAAACTACTCAAATGAAAAATTAAAAGAAGTTGCTAAAAATTATCAAGGTAAGTTGTTTAAATAATATATTTTTAGTAATTTTACATAAAATGGTGTGGTAGCTCAGTAGGTAGAGCAAAGGGACGGAAACCCCTTGTGCCGATGGTTCGATTCCATTCCCATACCACAAATAAGGCGGGATAGTAAGTAGTTGGTAGCTGGCGAGGCTCATAACCTCGTGTCTTTGACCCCGGTGGTTCGAGCCCACCTCCCGCAACTATAATGCTGATGTAGCTCAATGGTGAGAGCAGGACGCTTATATCGTCAAGGCTATGGGTTCAAGTCCCTTCATCAGCACGGGAGTGTCGACAGTAGAGTTCTACTTGAGAAAGAGGTAACACGCACTTAAAATGGGGGTTACAAAATAGTCAAGTCGTTTATAAAGTTTTGGTTGATAAAAACTTTCGTTTTGTGGAGATGGTTTAATGTGAAAAACCAACACCCGTGATGTTAGTGGGTTTGATCACCCCATTCACGTAAAAGTGATAACCGACCCCAAAGGTTGTCACACTTTGCGGAAGTAGCTCAATTGGTAGAGCTCCTGCCTTCCAAGCAGGTTGTTGAGAGTTCGAGTCTCTTCTTCCGCTCATCTTATCTTCCATTCGAAAGAAGTAAGTGGAGAAAAAGTTAAAAAGTCGTTACTTATAATAGCGACTTTGGTTATGGGGGTATAGCTCAGTTGGCTAGAGCATCTGCCTTGCACGCAGAGGGTCATGGGTTCGAATCCCTTTACCTCCACAACTTGGTCTGGTAGTTCAGTTGGTTAGAATACCTGCCTGTCACGCAGGGGGTCGCGGGTTCGAGTCCCGTCCAGACCGCAAAAAAAGTTAAAAAAAGATTTGTTAAATTGAAATATTCTACTTATCTTTGTTTTAACAATATGACTCCATAGTCGGTTATGGTTCGCTACCATGGCGATAAGTGGGTGAATGAGGGTAATTTGCGAGTAACTCTCCTTAATACTAGGATCGGAGTATCAAAGTTGAAGCTTATTACATGTAGTTCACAAGGTGGGTTCGATTCCCACTGGGGTTACTAAGAGAAAAGCGGAAAGTAAATATCTACGGCTTTTAGCTCGAGCGGTTAGAGCGTCGGCACACAAGCCGAAGGACACAGGTTCGAATCCTGTATGGTCGTAGTAAACACTGAAAGCAGTAAAAGGTTCTGTATGAGTAGTAACCTGACAATCTGATGAGTTGCAAATCAACAGATTGGTAAAGTTAAGTCTTATGGGGATCCGCGGTCTTAGGTAAGACGAATCTTTTACACTCTTAATTTGGCCCATTCGTCTAAAAGTAAGGACATTTGGTTTTCAACCAAAAAATCTCGGAGCGTTACCGGGATGGGCTACAATTATAATCCTTTTTGGTAAGACTTTACCCATTTACGAATTGCAGTATCTGAAACACCAAACATTTTTCCGGTTGACCTAAAACCGTTATCTTCAATCAATTTAAGTAAGTCTTCATGATTCGGCCTTTCAACCTTTCTCTGACTCTTCATTGATTGGATTTGTTTTTCTGTAAAACCAAATTCATTTCTGTCTTTTTTCTTGTGTTTTTTAGGGTGAACTACCATACCAATTCTTATATTATTTATTTTTGGTTTTTTATTCAGTATTGAAACAATTTCATCAAAAACATTATTAATATTAGTTTTAATTTCTTTTTCCGAAACTCTGATAACTAACCAACCTAATTCATTTAATAATTTATCTTTTTTATCGTCTCTTTCTTTTCTTTCGGGTAAAAGATGTTGAGATCCATCAATTTCAATAGCAACCATTTGATTTACAAACGCAAAATCAATAAAATAAGGAAAAACCGAATATTCTCTAACTATTGCATATTTTTTATCTAAACCATTTTTTTCAATATATTCAATACATAATTTTTCTGGGTAGGAAACATTGGATAATCTCCAAGCAGTTTTTTCAGGATTATTTTTCATAAACTCCAATCTTTTTTCTCGCATTATTTTTTTACTTTCTTCAGTATGTTTGAAGTTTTCTGGATATTTTTTATGGGCTAATTTATTGGCCACGGATGCCGATCTGACTTTATCTCCTAATATTATTTTTATGTCATCAGATTGTAATTTAAATTTTTTTCTTAAATCTTTAACACTATAAGATTCATCAATATATAATCTAATAAGTTCATCTTTTATTAGATGTAATTTTTCACATTTTTTAATGTGTTGGTTAAGATTACCAAGATTATCAATATAACGATTACAAATTTTACATTCAAACATAATAACTTCCTTTATATATAAATATCACGAACCCACAAAAAAGTCATACGAACTAACCCTAAATTATATTTTTTTTTTAAAAAAATTTGATTAGTCTAAATATATGTCTTACATTTGTAAAAAAAGGTTAGTCAGGAGTGTAAAGAGACCTGGTGTTGAATCCATTTTGTTAAAAATGGTTGCTCATTGTAGGTTCGAATCCTACCCTGACTTCAAAAGACCCCACGATTAACAGAAGTATCCGGCTGTTATGGGTGTGAACCTGACTTGAAGGCTTCAAGGCTATGGGGGAGGCTACACGAACAAACAAGGGTTCCCCATTATGGATGGAGGGGGTTAGGGGTCTTAAGTGATCGTAATACAATCCACAAGTTGTAAGAACACTGAACAATCTTACAATATACACTCGTCTTCCGAGTGAGACCCACCACGTAACTTTGGGGGTATGGTGAAGATGTTCTGAGGATAACACTGAACGCTGAGTTTGATTCCACCCGACACGATGGTGAGATAGAATAAGGACGGAGTGTGAAAGTATAAACCCACCGTGGATGGTTACTATGGACTAACGAATCTTAGTCATATCGGTGAGGGATATTATGTCGTCAAATATTAAAACTTGAAAGGTTCTCCCAAACTGGCGTGGGGATGATTCAGAACCTTTTTTAATGGTCCATTGGTGTAGTGGCTAACATTCATCCCTGTCACGGATGAGCCGCGAGTTCGATTCTCGCATGGACCGCTAAAATTATTAAAATTAAATCAGAATAATATGAAAGCAAAACTAACATTTAACCTACCCGAAGACGAACACGAATTTTACTGCGTAACAAGTAAAACAAAAAGAAAAGAGTATATGAAAAAACTAAATTACGGAATTGAACCGTACCCGAAAGGAGAAAATAAAAAATACGAATTAGGGACTTTTATTGAGCCGATTATAATTGACACCAATGTTGCTCAAAATAGCCACTAACGGTTGCAGATATACCCAGTTTGGGATTAAATAATAAAAACTTTAAATTATAAACAAAATGACAAAAAAAGCAGAAAATCCAAATGAAACACAGAACCCCAAATTGGGTATATCTGTTGTTAGCGGTTCGTTGCCTTCGGTTGATGAAGCAGGGGTAATGGCTGTAAAAATTTCAGAAATGGTAGAACCACCGTTGACAGCACAGGAACAATCGTTCTTTATTGCTGGATTTTGCGAATGCGTAAAGTGGCTTGGTAGCAATGACCGCTAACACAAAAGCAGGTGCAGTTTCAATTGCACTTGCTAACTGTTAACCGCCGTTTTAATGGCGTAAATTATTAAAATTAAATAAAAATAATATGAAAACAAAATCAGGTTACGAAACAAATGGAGATTACATTAAATTCAAAAGCGGGTTTACTGGAAATTATGCGGTTGAAACACAAAACGACATTAAACACTTTAAAAATGAATATGAAGCAGATATGCACATAATCACTAAAGTTATCGGTTGTGAAAAGGCATATCCAATCTGTAAGCACTTTGCTGAACAATCAGAAGGTTGTAATAATTGTGCTTTTGGATTTAATAGTAATTGTTCAAATCATAGAGCTGCTGCTATTTAAAATGGCACATAACGGTTGAGAATATGTGTTCGTTTTAATGACACATATTCTTTGTTATAAGTATGTAAAACAAAAATTATACAAATTAAAAAATAAAAAATCATGGAAAAATTAAACGGAGAACAAATAGAACCAATAAAAATCACGACTGCTGTTGAAGATATTATTAATGTAATCAAGATGAATGAAAAATCAGAAAAGAAAGCTGATTTATTATTAGTTGCAGAAGAAAAATTGAAAAAGGAAACAAACCAACGATTTATAGCACACCGTATAGGTAAAATTGATGTTATTAAAGATGTATTAATGAAACAATCTTTTTCAATTAAAGAAATGTTTGATGAATTGAAAACTCTTACTGAACCTTCTGAATATGACAAGATATTGAATGATTTTTTAAATAAAATAAATTCATAAATTTTGTTTTTATTACTTATAACGGTTCTCGGCTTGGCGAGGTTGGGGACTAAAAGCACAATCGCTAAAATTAATTACAAATTTTAATAAATAGAACAAATGAACAATTCAGAACAAAACCCCCAATCTTGCCAAACCGATGTTAGTGGCAGTGCTTGGTTTGAAACAGAACAAATCGAAACTTTTGTTGGTGAAATGGATAATGGTGGAGAACGTAAGAAATTAGTTGTTTTACATCAATGCGGTGAAGATAAAAAAGCATTGATAGAACAATTAAAAACGATGATAAGTGGTTTAGAAACTAATTTCGATTGGTTTGCTTCGTAGTATTGCCACTAACACAAAGCTAAATGACGTTTTAATGTCTTTTAGCAACTGTTATGCGGAATGTAAAACCTTAAACAACAAGAACAATGAAACAGACAGCAGTAGATTGGTTGGAAGATAACGTCTGATGATAAACAATCGTTTTAATGTTGTTTATCATTTGTTATACACAGTACATTTTAAATTAAAAATAAATATATGAAAGAAAAATTAGAAAATGAGAGACCAACACCTATAGAACAAAAAGATGTTGTTTGGGGTGAGCGTGAAAGAAAAGAGAAAGTAAGTGTTTTAATAGGACTTAGTCGCTCACCAAATTTCAAACCGATTTCTGATATGGAAACAGGTGAATATGAGTATTGGTTAAGGAGTAATGAAGATTTATTTGATGTTATACCAAAATTAGGTTTGGGACTATCAAACTTTTTCAACCAACATAAGTATGGTAACGAAGAAATAACATACTTAGACTTTCAACAAATGGGATTCACAGTTAAACATTATGACGAAGATTGGTGTACATTCAAAAAAAGGATGAATAATTGTGAAGTTAGTGGTAAGTTTTATTTTAAGACAAACCATCTAATGATTGCAAATTGGATTAATAATGAAGGAGAAAATTGTTTTAATGGGACTATCCATAACAAAAGATTTCTATTTGAGGTATTAACATCATTAAGTGCTGTTTCACGAGAAGAAATTTTAGGTATTGGTCGAAAATATATGGATTAGTATTGTGTATAACACAAAAGCAGGTGCAGTTTCAATTGCACTTGCTAACTGTTAACCGCCGTTTTAATGGCGTAAATTATTAAAATTAAAAACTATGAAAACTTTCCAAGATTTAGAATTCGAGCAAATCAATGATGCACCGTTTATGGTCGGTAAAAAAACCCGTATGCATTTTGATAATGGATATGGTGTATCTGTTGTATCACACTCTCATTCATATGGTGGTCGTGATGGTCTTTATGAGATTGCGGTATTGGATTCTGACGATAAACTTACTTATGATACTCCTGTGACAAATGACGTAATTGGTTACTTGAGTGAAGAAGATGTAACCGATGTTATGAAACAAGTTCAAGAATTAAAGTAATGAAAAAGAAACAACAAAAAGCAATTGACAAGATTATGGATTGGTTTGACTTTTCTAAAGTTCATCGAACTATGGTTGCGTTAGACTGGAAATGGGCGTCTGCTGAAGATGGAATCCCAACTGAACCTGAAATAAGGGAAACTGCAAGAAGATTAATGGAAGATGCTATTAATCAAAAAATTAGTATTGGAACCGGAGGATTTAGAGTTCATTATGATAAAAAAGATGATTTTATTTCATTATCGTTTGTTATTTCAGAATGGGATGAAACTTTTTAATAAAAAATTTGGTTATTTAAAATAAAATCACTATATTTATATTATTGTTTAACTTAAAAATCTAAAAAAAACTATGGCAACAAAATCAGGAAACAAAGGACGTTACGTCTGTAAAGTGGGGTATTTCGACATTTATGCAAAAGACACTTTAAAGCCCGCTAAAACTTCAAAATACAAATGGACTAAAGGTGAAGTAAAATCAACCGAATATGTTTTGTATCACTCTAAAAAAGTTGTGGATAAAGGATTCCAAACAAAAGATTTGGCCGTAGCCAAAGCTTCTGAGTTAATGTCAAAACATAAAGTTTCCGCCTAATTAAAAAAATATGAGTATTATAATTAATTTTTTAAAAGGTGTTGTGTCCACCATTTTTGTTATGATTGGTTGTTTTTTGGTAACTTTTTATATGAAAGAACCATTTAGCATCGTTAGTCTCTTTTGTGGTCTTTTAGGGTTTTTTATTCTGTATCCCGCAGTTGATAAATGGAAAGAAACCTTAAAGTTTCGAAAAAATAGATCAAAGTAGGTAAATGCTAATTTAGCATTACTTTTAGTAAAAAAAAACGTTTTAAAATAAAAAAAATGAACCCATCAATTTTAGTTGCAATTTCGGTTCCAGTTACTCTGGTGTTGATTTTGGTAATCATGTCACTTAAAGGACAAAAAGAATAAGGAACTAATCTTTACTTTTTTTGTTTGTTTTGTAAACGGACAAGTATTTATAGAATAAATAATTCTATTTAAAACTCGAACAAAAATGAAATTAACAAAAGAACAAATTTTAGGAATTACAAGACACGGGCTTACGTTTATTGGTGGTATTTTGGTAATGAAAGGTCTCGTTGACGAAACAACTGTTACTGAAATCGTTGGTGGTGTAATCACTTTAACAGGAACAATTTGGTCCATCATTGTTAAAAAACAAGCTTAATCTTAACAAAAATATATCCCCCTTCTTTATGTTGGGGGATATTTATTATATATAAAAAAATTCATATATGTCTGAAATTGTAATCGCATTCATCACAGGGGTTTTAGGACCAATTTTACTAATTTACATCAAACATCTTTTGGATAAAAAGAAGAAAAAACCTGATATGGTAATGGATACATTAAGGGTTAGTGAGTTGATAAATTCCAAAATTGAGCACATCAAAGAAGAATTTGATGCTGATAGAGTTTGGGTTTCACAATTTCACAATGGAGGTAATTTTTATCCAACTGGAAAATCTATGGCGAAGTTTTCGATTATGTATGAAACAGTTGGACAATATGGTCAATCAGTTCAGACTAATTTTAAAAACATTCCTGTTAATTTATTTTCTAAATCAATAAATGAATTATTAAATAATGATTCAATTGAAATACCCGACTATACGGACGAAAAGATTCCAACTTTTGGATTGAAGTATGTTGCCGAAGAAACAGGATGTAAGTCTTCTTATTTATTTGCAATTAAAACAATTGAGGATAGATTCATTGGGATTTTATCGGTTGATTACACAAGAGATAAAAAAAGTCTAACTTCTGAAGAAATTATCCATCTTCAAGTTCATGCATCATCAATCGGTGGTGTTTTAATGAGTTATTTGAATCAGTAAAGATTTTTTCATATCTTTGTGATATGAATATTTTCTTTTTAGATTTTGACACCAACAAATGTGCGAAATATCATTGTGATAAACACGTAGTTAAAATGATATTGGAAACCGCGCAACTTTTATGTGGCGTTCACCACACTACCCCCCAAGTCACCCCCCAAGTTCCCTACAAGTTATCACACAAAAATCATCCTTGTGCTATTTGGGCTCGTGAGAGTTTGTCTAATTACTTATATCTATGTGATCTTGGTTTAGAGTTATGTAAAGAATATACTTATCGTTATGGTAAGAGACACAAATCTCAAGATGTTATTGAGTGGTGTTTAATTAATAAGCCAAACATCGTTGATAAAAACTTCACCACACCACCAAAGGCAATGCCTGACGAATATAAAACAGGTGATGTTATTGAGTCCTACCGAAATTACTATCGTGGTGCCAAACGTGATTTTTGTAAATGGAAAAATAGAGAGGTTCCTGAATGGTTTTTAAATACTGAAGTATTTATATAGAAATATATTTTCTATAATGGTTTCAAGATCAGAATGCAGTAGTTCAAACCCATGTTCAAAATTTGGATCCACCGATAATGGGTGTCTTCAAAATTTAAAAAAAGGTGAGGTTGGTTCAAGCAAATATGAATTGGCTTCTGAGGCTGCAGACGCACTCGAGATAATGTATGAAGACATGCCCGAAGACGTTCAAAAAGATTTAAAAATCTCAGATTCTTATCGTCCATTAAAAATCCAATGTAATATTTTCAATTTTGACACTTATGAAGAAACAGGAAAGAGAATTAAAATTGGGACTTCTAATGTTGCTGTGGCGGCTCCTGGAACGTCAAATCATGGTTGGGGTAGAGCATTAGACTTGTCGTCAAGAAAGGCTCAACAGTGGATCAAAGACAATGGATATAAGTATGGTTGGTGTTGGGGTGAGGTTACATCGGAACCATGGCATTTTACTTACTGCGGACCAGGACCAAATAGATCATCAAGATGTGATAGTTTTTGTAAGGGTAAAATGGAAATATCATCAACCGATACTTCCATTGATGACGAAGAAGAAGAAGGATCAATTGAAAAGGAAACCACAACTGACAAAAAAACCAAATCTAACCAATCTTCATCAGCTTTGGGACCTATTGGTGATTTTTTAAATTTTCTTGGTATTGTAGGTGAGATGAAAGAGTCGATTGAAGAAAATGAAAATTTGAATGAAGAATTAAATAGAATTCACGATATTTTTAAAAAAATTCTTTAACTTTGTTGACACAACGAAATATTTATATTATCATTTCACTATAAATAAAAAAGATTATGAGTGAAGAACCAAAATTAGTTGAAATTTATTACTACTATAACAACGGAGTTCAAGTATGGACATCAAATGAGACTTTCGCTAAAATAAGAGCGGTCCAATGTGGTAGTAAATTATATTTTGAAACCGTAGAAATTGCGGAATAAAAAAAATAAAAAAAAAATCACAAAGTGCTTGACAGATTAAAATAAATGTCTTAACTTTGTAAAACAAATCGGAAAAGTCCGATACGTTCTTTGAAAAAATAGATTATCCATTCAGGTAAAAGTTTTGTCAGATTATTTGACAAGTAATTGGAATGAAATTTTCATCTTTTAACTGATAAAGATATTGGGCCGTGTATAGTCCATAAATAATCTACGAAAGTAGGATAAAGTGAGTCATTTGTGTTAGATGATTTGCGGCTTCTTCGGGAGCTCGAGTACACAAGCGGGATACCGTTTAACCTTTAGTACCGAGGGCAACGCTGTAGGGAAAGTGGTTAGGTGATTTGGCGATGTGGGTCGTCAAATTGAGGTGGGAACACCAATAGGAATAACTCGTAGGAATATTTGCAAAACATGATATTATCCAATTTCATTATTGCGTGTTCCAATATAAAAGGATACTTAAAGCCGAAAGGTATGTTAGTGTACGAGTGGTGTCGTTACTAACCTTAATTTACTTCTACCAAGGAGTTAGTTTCGAAGTAGTCTTGAAATATGGAGATGGGGACATTTCACGGAGTAGTTGAGTATCGACTCGTTCAAAAGATGGGTTGGCTCGGTTGGCGGACCACTACTTCGATAATCCACGACACAAAACTTATTATTATTAATAACCATTAAGAATAAATTAAGGAAAAGTGTCCGTCAGGTTTGGATGAAAGGTGACTACATAGTAATGAGCCGTTCATTGCACACAGAGATCCCAAGTCGATGTGTAATTATCCGAAAAACCTTTAGTCCCGCAAGGACGAGTTGGGGAGGCATCCTCGAGAAGAGTAGATTAGGATGAGAGTAATTCAAACCTCAAGGAATGGTATACCTAAAAGACCGTCACTGAGAAATACTTCTCAAAAGGAAGTGGATAAGAGTAGAAACAATAATGACTCTAAAGGTTCTCACACAAACGTGTAATCTCAGCGTTTCTTTTTTTTAAAATGGAGCCACCGGTAAAAAACATTAGGGACGAATCGTCCCTTTTTTTATGCCCAAAAATTTAAGTATAAAAAAACCCCATCCGAAGATGAGGTTTCAATTGGTGGACCTAGAGGGCTCCGACTCCCTCGTCCGGCTCGTTTTGTCAAAAAGACAACTACATGTTTAGGTTAAGGTTTTTCATACCTTCCAAAATATTTGGTTCCTATTTTGACATTGTCACCAAAAACTGTGTCGAGTTCACTTTTGTTACGGTAGCCCTCTGAACGAGACCGTTGTTTCCTTTTAGAGTGAAAACCAACTCATCTACGACTTCTGTTACTAGGTATCTGTCTGACCGACCCTCCGTTTCCGTATCTTATTAAGCTACAGTAACTTCAGAACCTCTTAGTAAACCAAGAGTTTCCATTTTGTTTAGCACATTGCCAGTTGTTTTCTAAGTCAGTTTTTAAAGAGATTAACTTAGTCCCTACATGCTTCTTTTATCCAACCAACGCCCGTCAAATCCGATATAGGCCCATATATCTTTAATGACTATTTTCAAAGAACTATAGAACAAATATAATACAAAGATTTCACTTTGACAATATATTTATAAATACATGAGAAAAAGACTATTAATAGAAGAAGATATTGATGAACTTGAAGATTTCAGAAAAATTCTACTTTTAAATAAAAGAAAGTTAGACCATAATGATGTTGTTTTTTACAATTCTGAAGGTAAAGATTTCAGTGATATTATTGAAGTAACTCCCCATGGTCTATTGTTTCATTTTAATGATTTAGAAGAATTTTTAAAGTTTTTCTTTCAAGAAACATATAAAGAAGGTACTGATGGTGAGTGGGACGCTGGAAATTACGATAGAATGTATTACGGAAATTGGGACTTTTATAGTGAGTGTCAAGATAGGGCGTACGATGATTGGGATGAAGGATATCAATTAAATTATTTTTGTGATTCTGCAATGTTAAAACTAAAACAACTTGCCGAGTTTTTAGACCCATCTACAAGTAAATATTTTGTAAAAACAAATAATCGTGGTATAAGATATGATGGTGAAGGTAAACTACCAACGATATTGGATAAGTTTTTTCCTGGTCTTGGTGATAAAATTGATGAAATAGTTTGTAGAGGAAAAGATAGTGCAGTTTCTAGTGGAGCTCAAGAATTGATAGAAAATACTTATTGTGATGGTCTAAAACAATTTGGTATTGAAAATTGGGGTAGTAGTAGACTTACAAATTGTTTTAAAACTTACTTTATAAGTTGGGGTAATCTTGTTCAGTTGTATATAGATAAAGGGGACTTTGATGAGAATGTATTGGATCTATTATTTAGCACAATCGAAAGGGGTTTTAATAATCATCCACCTGAGTATTATGAAATTGAATATAGTGTTTGGGATAATGAAATTTTTGAAAGTGAGACTTGTGAGAAACTTGAGGATCTGATGGATGAGTATATTGAAAAGGCTCACGAAGAAATTAACTCAGATTATATTGAGATAATGAGAAAACTTGGAGAATTGAAATTATTTGTATTCAAACAATTACCTGATAAAAAACATTACCTTAAAGTTGAGAAAGTTGACCCTGAAACCCTTAAAGTGACATTTAGAGTTGGGACCTCACGACAAAATTGGAACTCTAAAATGGGTGTTTCTGATGTTGATAGTGTGATTGCAATGGCAACTCAGCCAGGTTTATTTAACCCGACTGAGTATAGAATTAGTTAATATTCGTCTAAAGAGTAACGGTTTTTTAAAATCTCATATAATTTATAACCATCTTCATTGTCAATATAAAGTTGGTTTTCGTCGTATAGATCTGAAATTATTATACCATTCTTTTCTTCTATTACATCAACTGTGGATAATTGATGAACTTCATCATAAAAAGGTTTATCATCTTGAAAATCAAAAATGCTTGGTTGGGGTTTAATTTCTTCTTTGAACTCATATTTTTTTAAACCCAATTTATCAACCATGTTTTTTCCTGCAACAATTGCTCTTTCTACATCAGAAATACAAACAAACTCATTTGACGTATGCATGTTATAATAACCACATGACATATTGATACAAGAAAAATCACCATATTGTTTAACCATCATAATATCGGTGTAAGGGTGGGATTGGACCATCATTTCATTTTCGAATCCTTCTGAGATTGCTTGTAACGCCAATGGAAAAAACTCACCATTCTTATCAAATAATACCGTTCCTGAACAACTATAAGAAATCAAGTGATCACCAGGGGCATCATATTGGGTGCAATATCCAACATCTTTTAAAAAGTCCTTATCTAAGTTTCTTGACCCATGACAACCTGTTTCTTCGGAGACAAAAAATGCAACTTTTACTTTATCTAATTGTTTAAGTAATTCTAAACAAATAAAAATTCCACACTTATCGTCACCACCAATACCTGTTGGTTTATTTTCTTTTGTGTATGCCTTTAAACATAAAACTTGATCGGATCCAAAATCTTTTCCAAATGTGTATGGTCTAACAAGATATTCTTCTTCAACGATAATCTCATCAACAAGATTATGAACCGTGTCGGTGTGTGAAATAAACATGGGATAAAATTCACTTTCATCTAATATTCCTTTTGTTACGTAGATGTTTTTATGACCATCACATGCAATTTCAATACCTTCTATGTGTGAAAGTTCATTTAATATATAATCTACCATCTTATCTTCTTGATAAGTTTTGGTTGGAACCGATAATAGTTCTTTGAGTTTTGTTGTGTTCATATTCATTTATACAAAAATAAATAAAATTTTTCAACTTAACAAAGTATTTATCAAATAAATTAGTTATGAATAGAAGTTTTAGTAAAATTAGACACATCCAAGAAGCAAACTTGATGTTGGAAAACAGAAGATTAGTGGAAAATAATAGATCATTTTTGACTGAACAAACTATCGCAAACAACATAGCACCTTTGTTTGTGAATGAGTTTAATAGAGTTATGGCCGCATATAAAAAAGGAGACGCCAAAATACCAACTTATACAGCAAAATATGAAAAAACTGATGACTATAAAGGAAAAATTGGTATTTATGCTGACGGCAAACTACAACTTACGTCTTTAAAAGATTTTGGAGTTGCGGTAACCGCACCATTTTCAACAGGAACTAAAGATGAATATGGAACAGATATTGGTGTGTTAGATAAATTGATGTTATTTAGCACTGGATTACAAAGTCAAATAGATGGAATTCAAAATATTGATAATACTGTTAAATCATATTTGAAGACTGCGGTTAGAAGTGGTATAGACACAACTAAACTTAATTTCACACAAAAAAAATAAACCCCAATCCAAAACAGATCAGGGTTTAAGGTTTAACAAGATTTAAAAATTTTAAATCTGTTTGCTTTCATAATTGTTGTTGAGAATTCAAAAAAACAATACCAAGTAACACTTTCATTGGTTGGGTCCATGTTTATCAATAGACCATAATTAAGACCTTCTTGTAAAATCTGAACTTGTAAGAGATCTTCAGAAATCTTTTCAAATGATATAGGTAACACACTTACGATCTCGTCTTCTCTATAAAATGAAGAGGTTTTTTCATTTAAGTCAAAAACATATTTTGTTTTAGAGTTGTCAATTTCAAATATATAATCGGGATTCATTAACACAGAATCAACCGTGGTGTTTCTATAAGAAACAAAGTCCTGTTTTTCATATAACTCAACAATTAACTTTTGAGAGAAAGAAAAAAAAGAAAATGATAAAAGAATTAATAAAAGGTAAGTTTTCATAGATATTGTTTTTTTGATGTTATTACTACAAAGATATATAAAAGTTTGAATAAAAAAAAAACTTTTTCTTTTTTTTTGTGTATTATATAATTAAATAAAAAACATATGAAAAAATTTTTAATATCAGAATCAGAAAAACAACGAATTTTGGGAATGCACAAAAATGCAATTAGAAAAGAATATTTGACGGAGGATGATGTGGCTGCAAAACTTTCAGGTTTAATGAACAATATAGTTTCGGCTGCGAATACTGCAATAAACACGTATAATGGAGCTAATAATTCTAAAGTTCCAAATGTTACAATTACATCTCAAAATGACCCTAGTGAAATTAATTCTTTATTATATTCATTCAATATGAGTAATCAGTCGATTGGTGAGGTTAGTGATAAATACACTATTGGTAATTTATATCCCGCTGGTTGGCCCGAATTTGAAAAGAAAATTTATAAGTCGTTTAAACCTAGTGTAAATACGTTTTTATCAGATAAATTGGCAGCTAATGGGGTTCCAAAAGGAAATCAAACTGATTGGCAAAATAACGTCACTGGTGCTATATTTAAAGTCCTAAATAATTTTCAAGGTTTTAATAAACCTACTCAAAAATAAAAAAACAAAAAACCCCATCCTTTAAGGTGGGGTTTCTTTTTATTTATACATTGTCAAAACACAGTAAAAGGTGGGATTATTTTGATAGAACACATCCCCATAATAAATTGTGTTTGATACTTTAGACCCAACACAAACACCATCGTATTTTGTATCAAGTAAAAGCGCGTTATGTGATGGAGAATTTTTCCATATTTCTAAAACTCGATTAGCTCTTTCTTCATCTGTTTTTTTATCATCGAATGTGCATAAATTTTCACCAATGTAATTATAGTTATAACCGTATAGGTAGGTAATTCGATCTATAAAATTATCAAAAGTTTGACCAAAGGACGATTGTAACCTTTGTGAGTGATCGAAAGGCATCGTCGATGTCTCAACCATGTAAGTAAGCATTTGTGTATTTGCCAACTTTGCTTCAGGGGAATACTTTAATGGTGTAAGACCATATTCTTTTCGGTATTGGTTAACTTTTTTAATGATTAGATCATTTACGGTCTGACCAAAACTGTTAAAGAAAATAAAGAAGATAAAAATTGATATTGTTTTCATTTGTTAGATTTATACTACAAATGTAAAATTAATTTCTCTAATAAAAAAACTAAATCAATATTTTTATTCAGTTTTTTTTCTTCCCCTTCTTTTTGGTTTTTCTTCTTTATTTGTCACAATAATTTCGTCGTTTTCAACAACCAACATATATTCCTCGTTCTCCTCAATTTCAGACATCAATATTTTTTCTGAAATCAAATCTTCAATTTTGTCTTGAATCGCTCGTTTTATAGGTCTTGCCCCAAATGTTTCATCAAATCCGACCTTTGATATAAAGTCAATTAAATCTTGGTTATATGAAAAGATATAATGTTTTTCTAGAACTCTACTTAACAATTTATCAACCTCAAGTTTTGTGATCTGATCAATATGACTTTTTTCTAAACTATTAAATATAATTACATCATCAATTCTATTCAAAAATTCAGGAGCAAAAAACTTCTTTAATTCTTTCTTTAATACTTCTTGTTTTTCTTCTTCTAGAACAACATCACTTTTTGTGGTTTTAAACCCGACACCTGTTCCGAAGTCTTGAAGTTTTTTAACCCCAATGTTAGAAGTCATAATAATCAAACAATTTTTGAAGTTGATTTTACGACCCAAAGAATCTGTAATGTGACCATCATCCAATAATTGAAGAAGAGTTGAAAATATGTCTTTGTGTGCCTTTTCGATCTCATCAAATAATACCACCGAATATGGTTTGTTTTTAACTTGTTCTGTCAATTGACCACCCTCATCATGTCCAACATATCCCGGAGGAGATCCAATAAGACGAGATATTGTATGTTTTTCTTGATATTCACTCATATCAACTCTAATCATATTATCAGGACTTCCAAAGATTTCTTTTGCCAATTGTTTTGCCAAATAAGTTTTTCCAACTCCGGTGGAACCAAGAAAAATAAATGATCCGATTGGTTTATTTGGATCTTTGATCCCCATACGATTTCTTCTGATTGCCTTTGAAATTTTATTGACCGCCTCTTCTTGACCGATAACTTTGGAATTCAAATTTGAATTCAAACTAATCAAACTATTTCTTTCATCGACGTTGATATTTGAGATTGGAATTTTAGTCATATTTGACACGACTTCATAAATCAATTCTTCAGGGATATTTCTTTTACTACTTCTTAAGTGTTCCTCAAATTTCTTTTTTTCTTCTTCTAATTTGGACAACACACTTCTTTCACGATCTCGTAATTCGGCCGCTTGTTCGTAGTTTTGTTTTTTAATTACATTAAATTTTTCTTGTTTGATTTGGTTTGCTTGTTCTTTCAAATCTTCAATTTCCTTTGGTAATTTAATGTCAATTTGCATTCTTGCTCCAACTTCATCTAAAATATCAAAGGCCTTATCAGGAAACTCACGATCTGTGATATATCGGTCTGCTAACTCAACAAATATTTTTAATGTCTCATCGTCGTATGAAACTTTATGGTGATCCTCATATTTTAATTTACTCAACTTTAAAATCTCCAACGTTTCTTCTTTTGTTGCAGGATCTACGATGACTTTTTGAAACCTTCTTTCTAATGCTCCATCTTTTTCAAAGTTTGTTCGATATTCGTCTAAGGTTGTTGCTCCAATACATTGGATTTCACCTCTTGATAGTGCCGGTTTAAATATGTTTGAAGCGTCTAACGATCCTGAACTATTCCCTGCTCCAACTATTGTGTGAATTTCATCAATAAATAAAATAATATTTGGTGAGTTTTGTAATTCCTCAATAATAACTTTCATTCTTTCTTCAAACTGACCACGGTATTTTGTTCCTGCAACCAAAGAATTCATATCTAAAGATACGATTCTTTTATCCATAAGGTTTTTTGGACATTCTCCATCGTGAATCATCATCGCAAGACCCTCAACGATCGCAGTTTTACCCGCTCCTGGTTCTCCAATAATAATCGGGTTATTTTTTTTCCTACGAGAAAGAATCTGAGCAATTCTCAATATTTCCTTCTTTCTTCCAATTACAGGATCAAGTTTCCCGTCTTGTGCTAACTTATTTAAATCTTTACTGAAATTATCCAAAACAGGTGTTGTGCTGTCGGGTTTCTTTTTTGATTTGTCGTTTCCTTCATCCATAAATTCTAACATAACTTTTTTTTTCAAATTATAGAAATAACTTTTTATAAAGTCCATAACTGAACACTTGTCAGGTTTTTTATTTGTTATATGACAAATTGTCAGTATATTTATTTTTTCTAAAAATGGCACACTATTGGTGTTCAATGGCGAAAAAATAAACTTAAAAACAAAATGTATTAAAAAAATGGGAAAAATTATTGGGATAGATTTAGGAACTACTAATTCTTGCGTGGCAGTAATGGAAGGTCGCGAACCTGTGGTAATCACAAACAGCGAAGGTAAAAGGACAACACCATCTGTTGTTGGATTTATTAAAGATGGGGAAAGAAAGATTGGAGATCCTGCAAAACGTCAGGCCGTAACAAATCCAAATAAAACGATCTACTCAATTAAAAGATTTATGGGTAGTAAGTTTGAGGAAACTAAAAGTGAAATATCAAAAGTTCCTTATGAAATTATAAATGAAAATCAAACACCAAAAGTTAAAATTGATGATAGAAGTTTTTCTCCACAAGAAATTTCAGCGGCAATTCTTCAAAAAATGAAACAAACCGCCGAAGACTACTTGGGTGAAAAGGTTACTGATGCTGTAATTACGGTTCCTGCTTACTTTAACGACGCACAAAGACAAGCGACAAAAGAGGCCGGTGAAATTGCAGGTCTAAATGTTAAAAGAATTATTAATGAACCAACGGCAGCGGCTTTGGCGTATGGTTTGGATAAAATGTCAAGAGACATGAAAATTGTGGTATTTGACTGCGGTGGTGGAACACATGACGTATCTGTATTGGAACTTGGTGATGGTGTATTTGAAGTATTATCTACAGATGGTGATACTCATTTAGGTGGTGATGACTTCGATCAAGTGATTATTGATTTTTTAGCGTCTGAATTTAAACAAAATACAGGAATTGACGCAACAAAAGATCCAATGGCTCTTCAAAGACTTAAAGAAGCCGGTGAAAAGGCCAAAATCGAATTATCTTCATCTCCACAAACAGAGGTTAATCTTCCATATTTATCGGCAGACTCATCAGGTCCTAAACACCTTGTTGTGACAATTACAAAATCAAAATTCGATCAACTAACAGAAGACTTGGTAAAAAGAACAATTAAACCGTGTGAATCTGCTTTAAAAAATGCTGGTTTAAAACCAAGTGATATTGATGAGATTATTTTGGTGGGTGGATCAACACGAATTCCCGCCATTCAAGAGGCCGTTAAAAAATTCTTCGGTAAAGATCCGTCAAAAGGGGTGAATCCTGATGAAGTAGTTGCTTTAGGTGCTGCAATTCAAGGTGGTGTTTTGGGTGGTGATGTTACTGATGTATTATTATTAGATGTTACACCACTTTCTTTAGGTATTGAAACTATGGGGGGAGTATTCACCAAACTAATTAGTGCAAATACAACAATCCCAACAAAAAAATCTGAAGTATTTTCAACCGCATCCGACAATCAACCTACAGTTGAAATTCATGTTCTTCAGGGTGAAAGATCAATGGCGAAGGATAATAAAACAATTGGAAAGTTTAACTTGGATGGTATTCCACCGGCAAGAAGGGGAACTCCACAGATTGAGGTTATTTTTGATATTGATGCTAATGGTATTATTAATGTTTCGGCCGTAGATAAGGCAACAAACAAACAACAATCAATCAGAATCGAATCGTCATCAGGTTTATCAAAAGAAGAAATTCAAAGAATGAAAGAAGAAGCCGAAATGAACGCTGAAGCCGACAAAAAATTAAAAGAAGATGCTGACACATTAAATTCTGCGGATTCATTAATTTTCCAAGTTGAAAAATCTTTAACAGATTTGGAAGATAAAATTACTGAAGATGAGAAACAAAACATAACTTCCAAAATTGATAAGTTAAAGGTTGCACATAGTAATAAAAATATAGATGACGTGAAAAAATTTACAGATGAACTCAATTCTGAATTTCAATCAATTAGTCAAAAATTATACAGCATGTCAAATGAAACAAGTTCCGATGAAGAAGTGACAAATGTGGAGTTTGAGGAAGTAAAATAAAAGTAATTTTTACCAAAATCACCGAGAAATCGGTGATTTTTTTTTTTAAGTATATTTATTAAATAAAAAGTATGAAAAGAATTATAAAATTAACAGAATCAGATTTAGCTCGTATCGTAAGAAGAGTTATTAGTGAGCAACAAGCTTATACTATTATACCAATAACCATAGACATACCAGCGCAAAAAGACGAAGAGGGTGTTTTAAAAGCCATTCCAAATGCTAGATTAACATTTCAAATTATCAACCAAAAAGGGACAGATGGGAGTATGACTGATGACCTTGACACAGTTTCGCAAGTTCATTGGGATAGTGGCACTGCAAAAGCAGTGTCAAAAAAAGATGATAAGGGAAACATTATTGGATCTTTTGTGCCTGATGAATCGGGATTAAAAGTATTATCAAGATTAGTTGGTAAAAAAGATATGACCGGTACTTCAGGTATTAAAGTAACAATACAACCACAAAATCGACTCATTCCTGCACCAGCAACGGTTAGGTTTAAAGAGCGACCAATTCAAAAATAAAACAAAAATCACAAATTATGAAATCCACCTCTTTGGTGGATTTTTTTTCGTATATTTATAGTTATGAAAGCTTGGAAAAAATTTGCGGATAGTTTGGAATTGACAAAGGACTTAGAAGAAATTTATTTTGAAATGAGAAAAATTTTTCAAAGAGAAGGTTGGACACAAGAGGAGTTATATAGTCCGAGATACTTTCCACGAGATTTATTAAAATTACATTCTAAATTCGATCCTAAAGTATCTGAGATTATACAAACAATTAGAGATTATGGTTTTGATGTTGATAAAAGTGAGGTTAATAAATATATTATAAATAAACTCAGTCATATAGATGACATAACCCCATTAAAAGATTCAGATGGCGATAACTAGTGAAATTATAAGTGGGACTACAATTTTAAATGAAGTCCAATCCTCAAATATTGTTAGAACACAATACGATACAATAACAAAAAAAATGATCGCAGAGTTTAAAAACGGTGCAAGATATGAGTATGTGGATATTCCACATGAAAAATATACTCAATTTAGAATGGCACAATCACAAGGAAATTACTTCAATTTAAACATTTCAAAGATACATAAATACACAAAACTAATCTGATTGGGTATTTATATATATGGAATACAAAAACATTCTAAAGTCTTTCGAACAACAAGACGAGTTAAATCCCAAAATATGGAATAAAGAGAAAACTTTTTATTCTATGAAACCTGAGGTTAGAGAACGTTTATTAGAAATTGCAAATCAATTTTTAGATTTTATTGGTGTTGAAATTTTGGTGACAGATATTGTTTTAACAGGTTCTTTGGCAAACTACAACTGGTCAAAATATTCTGACTTTGATATTCACATTATAGTAAATTATAATCAATTTCCCACTTCAAATGTGGAATTATATAAAGAGTTATTTAACTTGAAAAAAGTGTTATTTAACAATAATCACGATATAACTCTTTTTGGTTATGAAACCGAACTTTATGTTGAGGGTGAGGAAGATGCCCATTTCTCTACTGGAGTCTATTCATTACTTTATGATGATTGGCAAAACAAACCTAAAAAAGAAGATGTCAAAATAGACAAACCTACCGTTGAAAGGAAGGCAAAACAATGGATGGAAATAATTGATAGTGTATTAGAAAACATCAAAGATGAAGATGTGGATGTTGCCAAATCTTTAATTGAAAAATATAAAGAGAAGTTAAGGAAATTTAGAACGTGTGGACTTCAAAAAAACGGAGAATATTCTTCGGAAAATTTGGTATTTAAAATATTGAGAAGAAATGGTTATTTAGAAAAACTACGAAACTCTTCTAACGAAATTTTAGATAAAAAACTATCAATGAAACAATAAATAGATCTAAATCAAAATAATTTAATATTTTGATATATTTATTAAGAAAAAATAATTTCTATTAAAATAAAAAAACATGGGAGGAATAAAACCTATTGGAAGTGAAAGACTTGAGGGGATGGATAAACTTAGACGAATCATGGAAATTGCTCGTTATAAAGAAAATATCCCTCAACAAGTAAATGAAACTAAATCCACAGAATATAGTATCAACTTGGCTGACGGTAATGTTTATCGTATTGAAAAAGAAAGACAAGGTTATATAATCAAATTGGCGATTAATGAATCTGAGTCTGAATATATTGAACCTATGAAGGCAAGAAGATATTATAACGCATACTCACAAGCTCTTAAACGATTGAACTTGATGACCAAAGAAATCAACGTTCTACACGAAAATGAAGAAGGAACCTCGCTAATTGGCGAGCAAAAAAAAAAGTTCGTTCTAAAGACTAAAAAAAAGAAAGAATCTGATGAAGGTGGGGACACTACACCCCCTCCTCCACCTGCCGATATGGGAGCAACACCTCCTCCACCTGCCGATATGGGAGCAACACCTCCTCCACCGGCAGACATGGGTGCTGGAGCACCTCCACCGGCAGACATGGGTGCTGGAGCACCTCCTGAAATGGGTGGTGAAATGCCAACTGATATGGGTGGTGAAGAAAGTGGTGAAATGCCAACCGAAATGCCAACTGAAATGCCAACTGAAATAGAATCTGAAGAAGAAATTGATGTTGAGGAAAAACCAAAAGAAAAAAAAGTTTCAGATTTAAAACGAATTCAAATTTTGGTTGGAAAATTGGCACAAAAAATTAGATCCTACGAGGAAGAAAAGGATCTCTCAAACAAAGAAATCAAGTATATTATCAACTCTATATTATCGGCAATTGATGTGGATGCCTTAGATGAAGATGACGTTGAGCAAATAATTTCTAAATTGGAAGGGTCAGAAGAAGAAGGTGAGGAAGAGGTTTCATTTGAAGAAGAAGATACTGAAGTTGAACCTGGCGTCTCTCCTGAACCACCACAAGAACCTGAAATGACCGAAGGTTACCCAAAATTTGTTGATGCGTTTAATGATTATATGGGTGGAGCCTTGGCTTCTGGTATGTCAAAAAAATTACAACACGAGGATATTTCAGAATTTGATGATGACGAATATGGTCGTGAAAGAAGAAAAGGAAGAAAACATTATCCAAACGTCGATAGATTTGAACACGGAACATTTGCAGAATCAAAGGTGGATAAGTTATTATCGAAGTATTTTATATTTACTGAATCCGAAGTAAAAAATTATGGGTTAAAAAAAGAAAGAAAAACAAATGAGACTTACAAATTAAACAAACAAAATATTGTAAGATTATCTGAATCTACCGAACAATTAAATACCGCATTAGATTATATTAGAGAAAACCCAAGAGTGAAACTTATGGGTCTATCAACAAAAGGTAATTTGATTTTTAAAGAAGGTATCAACGAAGTAAAAATAACTAAATCGGGTAAATTGATATGAATTATTTAGTTTATATAAATGGACTTGGACCCAACTATAAGGGTGATAATATTTATGAATTTATATTTTCTGATACGTTAGAAGTTTTTGGTGAAAATTGGGAATCAAAACCTGCTAATGGTTATCCATCACCTCCCGATTTAGAATATATTAAAAAAGTTGGAACCTTAATTAATGAGAAAGTTGAGTTTGACTTGGTTCAAGACTCTGATGTATTTTCGGTGATCGATTCCATGGATGGAGTAATTGCATTAGGGTGGGAAAAAGAAGACAACGAAAAAGATTTTTCAATAATTAAAAGATTGGTTTTTCATTTCGGAGAAAACGAAAATAGTGTTAAAGACAAACTATATGAAAGAGATATAGTATTACAATTTGAAAAAGAAGTTGTTTATGAAAAATAATAAAAAAATTAATTTTCTTATTGAAAGTGGGGTGTCCAAAAACACCATTTCAAAAATGAATGAAAATCAAATAAACCTTATGGTTGAAAGATTTAAAAAGTTAAAAAAACAGGAAAATAAAGAAGCGGTTGTCAAGACCACAATTCCTCCTGGTGAAAAAATTACTGCCGATTTAGCAGACGTTCAAAAAACAGGTATTAGTGTTGATGGGACAAATATATCAATGCAAGGTGGTAAAGTTGTTATTAGAAAAGGTGGTGAAAAAACAGAAGAAATAACGGAAGGTGATGTTGATAATGTTTCGTCAGCAAACGCTCAAGGTGATGTTGAGTTACAAAAATATACAGGTCAAGAAGCCCCACATATGGCAAGTGATATGGCCCCCGATGGTATGGATGACGATTCAGATACTGATAGATCTGATATGGGTATGTCAGAATCTACATTAAACGAAAAGTTCGAATCTAAGGCTCAACAAGGTTTATTTTGGGCACGATGTAATAAGTGTTCTTCAAAAGATTGTAAGTGGTGTAAAATGGCAAAAGAATTTTCTGACTCAACGTCAAAAAAACAATACAAGACCATGCCGGAAAAAAAACACCCCGAAAAAACGGTAAAATACAAAAAGAAAAAAACAAACGAGGAAACACAAAAATTTCTTGAAAATCAAATATTAAAAATGTTGGAGGAAGAAAAAAGAAAACAAACGAAAAAAAAGAAATCTGAAAATATGATTTTAAAAAACCCAAAAAAAGTAACGATGTTTTCCGACGAAGCCCCAATGCAATTACCATTAGGTAAAATGTTCTCTATTGGTTTTAAGTAATCTTTACAACAAAAGTCCTGAAATGATATTTATATCATATGGGTTTAACTAAAGAACAAGTAATGATCGAATATGTGAAGTGTCTTCAAGATACCCCATATGCTCTTCGAACATACTTACAAACATACGACAATACGGTTTCTAAATACGTTCCTTTGGAATTGTTTCCAGATCAAATTTCACTTCTAAAAGACTATGAGGATTACGAAGAAAATATTGCCTTGAAATATAGACAAGCTGGAGTTTCTACCGTAACCGCAGCTTGGATTTCAAAAAGATTGGTATTTGCCAAGAAAAATCAACCTGAAAAAATATTGATTATTGCCAACAAACTTGATACGTCAATGGAAATGGCAAATAAAATTAGAGCATTTGTTGATCAATGGCCATCTTGGGTTGGCGCTGGTTTTGCTGCCGAAAAAAATTCACAAAGACATTACAAACTAACAAATGGGTCCGAAGTTAAGGCGGTTGCAACATCAAAAGATGCACTTCGTGGATTTACACCAACTATTCTTGTATTCGATGAGGCGGCGTTTATTGAGGCCGATAGTGATTTCTGGGCTGCCTGTATGGCGTCCTTATCTACGGGTGGTAAGGTAATCGTGGTTTCTACTCCTAACGGATACGACCCAATTTATTATGAAATATATGATCAGTCATTAAAGGGAATGAACAATTTCAAAATCTCTGAAATGTTTTGGTATAGAGACCCAAGATATGCAAAAGATCTTTATTTAGTTCCCACCGATGATTTGATACATTACCTTTTAAATAAAGAAGAATTTGATGATTCAAAAAATGTTTCTTTTGCACATGTCGATCCATATGAGAGAGATTATCAAGAATTACAAATGTTTTTTAATCAAGGATATAAACCATGTTCATCTTGGTATGAAAAAATGGTTAAAAAACTTAAATACGATAAAAGAAAAATTAATCAGGAGTTAAATTGTGAGTTTCTTGGGTCGGGAGATAATGTTTTTGATAACAAACAACTTGAAGATATTAAAAATAACTCGTTAATGGATGCCCCTTCTAAATTAATGGGTAACGCTTTATGGATATGGAAAGAACCGATAGAAGGTCATAAATACATTATGGGGGTCGACGTTTCTCGTGGGGATAGTGAAGACTTTTCATCAATTCAAGTTATCGATTTTGATGAGAGAGAACAAGTTTTAGAATATGTTGGAAAAATACCTCCTGATACTTTGGCTGAGGTTGCTTATAAGTGGGGAATGATGTATAACGCCTTTGTGGTTGTCGATATTACCGGAGGTATGGGTATAACAACGGTTAGAAAAATGCAAGAACTTGGATACAAAAGTTTATATGTTGATGGGATTGATCCGTTTAATGTGTGGGCGGTAAATAAAACTTCTGCAGAAAAAATTCCTGGCATAAACTTTAATAATAAACGAGTTCAAATAATTGCCGCTTTTGAGGAGTGGGTTAGACACAAATTTAAAATAAGAAGTATTCGTTTGTATAACGAGATGAATACTTTCGTATATATCAACGGAAGACCAGACCATCAAAAAGGACAGCATGATGACCTTATTATGGGTATATCTATGGCAATTTATATTGCAGAATCTTCCTTTTCTAAATTAGAAAAGGCGACTGAACAAGCAAAAATTATGATCGATTCATGGGCAATTGTAAATAACGAATCAGTTAAAAAGGAAACACATTTTGACCCCATGATTCCAAATCAAAACTTTTTGAATGAAAGGTCATCAATAAACAATAATGGTGCATCAAAGGACGACTATCAAAAATACGGATGGTTATTTGGTGGTATAATAAGATAAAAAAATGGGATTAGATTTTAGAAAAACTTCAGGACGAATTGCTAATGGGTCAAAACTTGTTGTGCCAGGACAAATCACTACAGGACAAAAGGTATTTCAACCTACGTTTCAATACAAAAAATCTGCCCCAAGAGATATCGTTTTATTAGAACAAATATTACCATTTTTAACACCAGACCCAACTCCAACACCAACTATAACACCGACTAAAACCCCAACACCTACACCAAGTGTGACATCAACAATAACTCCTACCCCAACTATAACTCCAACAGTAACACCTTCAATCACACTAACTAGCACACCAACCCTTACACCAACACCAACTGTCACATTAACACCAACGAATTCACCGACCCTTACACCTACCCCGACCCTTACACCAACACCAACCGTTACATTAACACCAACAAATACACCAACCGTTACACCAACTATTACACCAACAAATACAGTTACACCAACTATTACACCAACAAATACAGTCACACCAACAAATACAGTCACACCAACACCAAGCCCTATTGTAGGATATCTCAGTGTTCGAGTTGCCGCGGACTCATTTATTCCATCCACAGATGCGACTGTATGGTATGCAATATCTGCAACATATGACGGAACGCAACCATTCCCACTTGGACAAACATGGTTACAGTTAGGCTTATCACAAACTTTACCTTTTTGTCCATCTAACACTTTATATGGAACAATAACGGTTCCTGTTGGTTCGTTTGTTTATGTCCAAGTAAGAGATAGTTCAGGAACTAATATATATTTGACAACAAATAACTTTACGAGTTCGAATCCATGTTTATTCCCATCGTTTACTACACCTTATACAGACGGTTTTTCTATGGGAAGCCCAAGTTCGAGTAGTAAAACATATAAAATTTCAAATCCAATAACAACAACACCCGCACCATAATTATATAAAACACTATTGAAATATTTATATCTATAGTTAAATTATTAATATGGAAAATAACAATCAAAATCTAACAGTTTGGCAAAAACTTTCCAAGACTTTTGGTCCTGATAGCACCTTAGGTCAAGGAAGACCAGACTACAAACTAGATAAAAAAGAAATTTTAAAAACTCAAGATAAAGCTGAGTATGAAAGGGCAAAACTCCAAAATCAACAATCTTTATATCTAAGCACCAATTGGGCGAAAGTTGAAAACAATTTATATACCCAAGCGGTTTATTATGAACCAACAAGATTGGCGGCGTTTTACGATTACGAATCAATGGAATATTGTTTGGCGGGAGATACTAAAATTGCAACCCCGAACGGTTTTATCACAATTAAAGAGTTATCGGAAAAAGGTAGGGATTATGAATTTATTACTTATGCATATGATCATAACCTTAAAAAAGTAGTTCCCGCAGTAGCTAGAAACGCCCATTATACTAGAGATGAAATGACATATAAAGTCACGTTTGATGACGGTAGTCATATTATTGCAACATGGGAACACCAATTTATGAAAAGAGATGGTTCATTTGAACGGGTTATGAATTTAAAGCCTGGAGATTCAATGATGCCATTTTATCGTAAATCTTTTTATAATAACAAGAAATATAATTGGGTTTACACTTGTAATTCTGTAGAGGGTCATAATGGTTGGGTTTCAGAACACAATTTAGTTGCTGAATGGTTTTATGATGTTAAAGTAAACGAAGACGAGGAAGTGCATCATATTGATTTTGATGGTAAAAATAATTTACCTGAAAACCTACAAATAATGAAGATATCTGAACACAGAGCATATCATGCAAGACTAAATAACGAAAAATTATGGTCTAATCCTGATTATAGAAACAAAATGTCTGAAGTCGCAAAAAGAAAGGGTAAATTAGTTTGGGGTGGAAGACGAAGTGGTGATAAAAATCCAGCTTACATAAAAATAGGTTGGGATAACATTATTGAAACTGCAAGAAAAATAAAAACCTTGAAGGGAACCGCTAAACAATTAAATGTATCTTACCGAAAGTTACAAAGAGAAATCGTTTCAAATGGATATCAAGATTGGGGAACTTTTTTAACCGCATACGGAATACAGAAATCACCATACTCAACAGCTAAAGCAAAAAAAGATATAATTAACTTAAACCATAAAATAGTATCAATTGAACCTCATGGTGTTGTGCCTGTTTATGATTTGACTGTTCCTGGATATAAAAATTTTGCTACAGACTCAATTTTTTCACATAACACTCCCGAAATCTCAACCGCACTTGACATATACGCTGAAGAATCAACTACCCCAGATCAAAATGGTTATATTTTACAAGTATATTCTGAATCAAAAAGAATCAAAAGTATTTTAGTTGATTTATTTGTTAATACATTAGACATAAACACTAATTTACCGATGTGGATTAGAAACATGTGTAAATATGGTGATAATTTTGTTTATCTGAAATTAGACCCTGAAAAAGGGGTTACAGGATGCCTTCAATTACCAAACATCGAAATCGAAAGATTAGAAAGAGGTATTGATTCAAGAACATATAACGCGACAATTAATGTTAATAGAAAGGCCTTGAAATTTGCGTGGAAAGCAAGGGAAGCCGAATTTAATACTTGGGAGGTTGCCCACTTTAGATTGTTGGGTGATGATAGAAAACTTCCTTATGGAACATCAATGTTAGAAAAGGCTCGTCGTATTTGGAAACAATTAGTATTGTCTGAAGATGCGATGTTAATCTATAGAACATCAAGAGCACCCGAAAGGAGAGTTTTCAAAGTTTTCGTTGGTAACATGGATGACAAAGATGTTGAGCCATATGTTCAAAGAGTTGCAAACAAATTTAAAAGAGATCAAATTGTTGATAGAAAAACAGGAAATGTGGATTTAAGATTTAACCAAATGGCAGTGGATCAAGATTATTTTATTCCTGTAAGAGACGCCGCTCAAGCAAGTCCAATTGAGACATTACCGGGAGCAACTAACCTTTCAGAAATCGCAGATATTGAGTATATCCAAAAGAAATTGGTTACAGCACTTCGTATTCCTAAAGCGTATTTAGGTTTTGAGGAACCTGTAGGTGATGGTAAAAACTTATCACTATTGGATATTCGTTTTGCAAGAACAATCAATAGAATTCAAAAATCGGCAATTGCTGAGATGAATAAAATTGCAATCATTCACTTATTTCTTATGGGATTTGAGGATGAGTTATCAAACTTTACGTTACAACTTACAAACCCATCTAAACAAGCAGATTTATTAATGATTGACGTTTGGAAAGAAAAGGTGATATTATATAAAGATATGGTGTCTGAAATTGCTAAATCAATTCAGCCTACTTCAGCAACATGGGCGAAAAAACATATTTTTGGTTTTTCTGATGATGAAATCAAAGTCGAACTTAACCAAATCAGAATGGAACGAGCAGTTGCCGCTGAACTTGATAATACGGCAACTATTATTACAAAAACAGGTATTTTTGATACGGTTGATAGATTATACAAAACCGTAACTGGAGGAACTGCATCTGCAGGAGGAGCTGCCGCTCCACCAGCGGGAGGAGAAGGAGGAGCACCACCTCCACCACCAGCGGGAGGAGAAGAAGGAGGAGCACCCCCAATTCCTGAATCAATAAGAAAGGATAAAAACAAACTCATATTAGAATCAGAAATTGATGATTTTGATGAAGACGAATTTTTAGATTTTCAAAAAGTTAATAACACTTTAGGTGAGGTAACCGATGAATTATCAAAACTTTTAGGTGATTAATTTTTTTATTAGATATTTATATAACAAAAAGAAATTATGATTGGGGAATTAAAATCAAAAATAGAAAAATATTTAACGGAATCTTATAAAAAAAATAATTTAAAAGATAATTTATTTGTCTTTGAGGAATTAGTCCTTAAAAACAAAAATATTTCCAAAATATTTTATTTATATGATGAACTACAACAACCAAAGGGTTTGTCTGAGTCATTAGCCAACGAATTTATTTTTGAATCAATAACGGCATACGAAAATTTAATTAACAAAGTAACACCAACACAAATTAGAGAAATAAAAGCTTGGGTTGGTCATGTTAAATGTGAAAACAAATACAAAAATATTGATGATCTTTTCTCAAAGAACGTCCTAACTTTAGAAAACAAAATTAAAAGTAAAAAAGTAATCTTGGAAAGTCTAAAATCAAAAGGACAAACCCAAAAAGAAATAATCAATGTTCCTTTAAAATCTATGGTGAATGTTGCAAATAAAACAATTGATAGTTTTTTATCTTCTTTAAATGAAAATGAAAGAAAAGAATTGAAGGTTTTGTTATCAACGCCAAAAGAAACTTTGATAGAAAACTATAACAAAGAGAAAAAAATAGTTTTAGAAAAATTATCGAACAAAAAACAAAATGAAACAGATAAAGAAACTATAAACACGATCGATCAAGTGTTAAGTAAAATTCAAACAGAATCTTTTTCAGAACTTAATTATTACAAATTAAAAAATTTAAACGAAGGTCTTTAATTTTTGATTAAAAATTGCCCGTTTTAATTTTAATCTTTTTTTTATAGATTTTTTTACAAATTCTTTCCTTTCAAAAAGAATCAGATTTTGTTTCGTCTTATTTACCTTTGATTTTAAGTCTTTAATTGACTTTTCAACATTTCCTTTTTTTACCTCAACTTTCAACATACAATTAAATATTTGATTCAAATATAATATTTGTTTATAATTTAACAAAATAAACAACACAAATATGAAAAATTTTTATGAAAAAAGGGAAGACCGTAAAATTGGTTGGATATAAATCCTTTAAATCACAATTTGGAACGATTGATTCCACAAACTTAAAATCAATCTTTATTAATATTCAAACTTGGGTAGAACCAAAAGATGAATTCGAAAATTGGAACCGAATAATTTTAAACATGACAAGGTCGGTTAAACACACAATTTTAGAAAATATAAACAAAGAATTTTTTGACACAAAATTTATTGTAGATTTTGATCTGAGAACAAGTGGTCTACAAACAAAAAAGAAATCATTTTTAAACTTAGAAATGAATCTATTCTTAATAGAAGAAATTGATTTCAAATCACCAAAACTTAAAAAACTTGTAAAAAATTTGGTTAAATGTATATATTCAGACGTGATGAATAAAAACAAATATTTCAAATTTTATCTAACTAAAAACGGAAATCTAAAACCCCTTAAAAAAGAAACTGAAACTCTTTAGTATTTA